CTGTCGAGGGCTATTTAATGTTAAGGTTGAGGTTCAGAATCAAACAAAACTCGATAAGACACTTAGCAGCATAAGGGCATGGGATGAAGAGGTGATCCCAGATGATATCGATGATTATTTGGAATTTAATATGCTTGATTCGGTTAAAGACACCTACACTAATCTTGTAAAGTTGCTTGGATATGATACGAACACTGGCTCCATAGAGGCTGCAAAGTCACTAACCATGAGACATAGGCTTAATTTCTTTCCTTATGAAATTATTAAAAGGAAACGATGGCATGTGAATGAAGTAGTAGAATGTGAGCTGTGTGATCTTGCTAACGAGTGCTTAAGCCCGATTGTTACATCAAAAGGAGTCTATAATGTCTTCATTAATGCCGAGGCGCCAGGAAGGGATGAGGATACAGAAAGAAAAAACCTTGTCGGCAGAGCAGGTCAATTACTATGGGATGAGATAGCAAGATATGGTTATACAAGAAGGCATTTTCATATCTCAAACACTAATCGCTGCTATCCAAAGAAAACAAAGACTCCAACAAAAGAACAAGTTGATACCTGCTTCCCTTGGACCATAAGGGAGCTGAAAGAAACAGAATGTAGACTGGTTCTTGGGATAGGGAATAATACATTGTTTGCTATAACAGGAAGAGATAAGGGTATTATGAAGCTAAGTGGGGAGACGGAATGGATCGAGGAACTTGGTTTATGGGTCTGTTGGTGCATTCATCCCTCCGCTGTCCTCAGGCAGCAATCAAACCGTGAGTATTTCGAGAAAGGTATAAAGAACTTTATTGAAAAGTTTGAATTATTGAGATGAAAGAAATAGAATCGCCATTCACCCTTGAAATTAAATATCAGAAGATATTGGATGAAAAAGATAAGACAATAATTCAGTTAAGATCAGAAATAGCTGAATATAGGAAAACGATAAAAGCTATAAAGGAGATCATCAGAGATGAAAAGACAAAGAGGGCTGATAAATAATAAAGAAGAGGTAAAAGAAGAAGAAGTAACTCAACAGATTGACAAACCAATTAAGAAACCTGAAATAAAATTACCTCTCCATACCAAGCTCCGTCCTGCTAACTTTGATGATTTTCTTGGCAACACCACAACCATTAATAGTATTAAGTCAAAGCTCGCACAAGGCACCCTCCATCACTCGATACTCCTGCAAGGCCCCAGCGGTTGTGGTAAGACGACGATAGCAAGAATACTGAAATCAGCATTGAATTGTTCTGATTTTGACTTTGTTGAAATCAATATGGGTAATATTGGTGGAGTAGCTACGGCGAGAGAGATAATCCGTAATGTTAAACTTCGTCCTATGAAAGGACCTTGCCGTATATATCTCCTCGACGAGTGCCAGCAGAGTACCAAGGACTTCCAGAACGCCTTACTAAAACCACTTGAAGACACCCCCTCCTACGCCTACTTTATCCTCTGTACGACTGACCCTCAAAAACTACTCCTTACAATCCGCAATCGTTGTGCAATATACGAGGTCAATAAACTAAGCGATTGTAATATGACCGAGCTTATTGAGATGACGATGAGTAGGGAAGGGAAAGAAATAAACGATGATGTAGTGACAGATATAATGATTGCAGCGGATGGTTGCCCAAGGCAAGCAATGGTTATACTGGATCAAATCATCGATCTTGATCCAAGACGGCAGCGGCGTGCGATAAAGAATTTTATAGGCCAGGAGGCAGCTACCATCGAACTTTGCCAAGCACTTTTAAAAGGCGCCAATTGGGCAAATGTACAACAGATCCTAAGGGATCTCAATGATGAACCAGAGAAAGTCCGCCGGGCCGTAATAGGCTATATGACGGCGGTGGCAGTTAATGAGCAGAGAGATATGAAGAAGATAGCAAGGGCGAAGACTGTATATAATAATTTTAAAGATGCTTTCTATGATACAGGCAAAGCAGGGTTGGTATTCTCCTGCTGGTCCGCTGTGAAAGAGAATGATATTCCATTTTAGTGACTTAATAAAAAATCTTTATATTTCCTTATAATATATAAAGGAAGGAGTAAATAAATGACTGAATTTAATTATGATGAAGATACCGCCATTGACCCTGATCAATTATTGGAAGAGTGGTTAGGATTACCGGCATCATTTTATGACTACTCAGCAGCTCTATCAGAGAAAGAAAAAGAGGTTAAGCAGTGCTGGGAGATGCTGAAAACAATTAGGTCTGAGCTTATACTAAAGGCTAAGACTGAAGAAGGTCTTAATAATCCTAAAGCAACCGCTGGGGAGGTGGAGGCCTACTACCGAACCCAACCAGAGTATATAAAAGCAAAGGATGACTTCATTAACATTGAATATGAAAGGGATATGATTCAGAACGCAGTCAATGCCTTTTATAGAAAAGAGAAGGCATTGGGGGCGATCACTAACCTACATAAAATGGAATGGTGGAGAGGGCCGAAAGAACCACTTGAACTCCCATCTGGTAAAAGAATTAAAAATCGTTTAAAGAAACCAAAATCTTCCGTCGAAGGCCGTAGGGAGATGAACAAAAGAAGAAGAAGGAGATAGTATGGACCCAAGAGAGAAAATGAAACAAAGAAGCCGTAGGGCAAGAGAAAATCGTGATAAACGATTTGGCGGCAAAGCAAAGTACAGCGTCCTTGATCTTGATGCTATGTGCAGGGATTTCGGTTGGGATGAAGTTCCCTGGTATCAAGTAACTGCTGGTGCCACAAAGAATGAAATTGATATCATCATGTTCATCATCACCCAGGAATGGTATGCGAAATTGAGAGCATACGATGGCACCCCAACTGGCCTTAATCCTGGCGATTGGGATTATAAATTTGAAATCCCTGTCCATCAGAGATGGGGAGGTAATAACTCAATCCCTCTTTTCTGCCGTAATGAGGGCATAGGAGGGAGGTGCCCAATCTGTGAAGATCGGCAGGCGGAATGGGATAAAGGCAAAGGTAAATCCGATAAAGCTGTGTTGCAAGCGCTTGGGGCAAGTTGGCGATGCTTTTATAACACCTATGATTATACCAATGAAAAGTATCGGCCTTGGGAAGTCGCCTACAAGAGCTTCGAGGAGATGATGCAGGAGGAGCTTGATATCATCGAAAAAGAAACAGGAGAAGACCTGATACCCTGGGATCTCTCAGATGGCAGGACAATCGAATTTAAAGGGAGAGTCAAACAGATTGGCGAAACTGAATATAATGAACCTCAGATTCCCGCCTTCTTACCCCGTGATCCATATGAGGAGGAAATCCTCAAGGATATGATTTCATTTGATAAGTATCTCAAAATTCCGTCATATGAAGAAGTTTGCAGAATCTACTACGGTGTTGACGATGAACCAATCGAGGTCAGTGAACAGAAAGAAGAAGAAAGTCAGCCTGCTGATACCGAAACCAGAACGAGAAGAAGACCGACAAGGGAACGATCATCAGAACCCGAAACTGATACCCGCCGCAGAGGCAGACGATCTGCTGATACTGGTACAAAGGTAGCGGCAGAAACAGATCAAGCTCCAGATGATAGCCGCTGTTCATTTGGTCATAACTTTGGCCATGACTGCAATAAGAAACCTGAATGTTCAGATGAATGCCCTGAGGATCAATTTGATGCCTGTATTGACGAGCAGGATAGGATCTTGAAAGGAGAAGCAGAACCTGAAGAAGAAACCAGAAGTCCAAGGGAACGGCAGCGAGCAAGAGGCGGCGACGAACAGCCAAAAACACGGGAGAGGAAAGCTGATCAAAAAAGTGATACAACCCGCCGCCGCCGTAAGAGATAAGCGATGCAGAATCCAAACCTAATACATACAAAGGAAGCAATGGAGATTGTCGAACAGCTATTTCGACCTATCACGCTCCCAACCATCATAAAATGGTGCCGTCAGTACCATATAGGGCTTAAGATTGGTGGGAGGTGGTATGTCGATAAAGAACTGCTAACGACACTCCTGACAAAAGGAAATCAGAAATGGCGCAACGTAGGCGACGTAGGACGACCGAGCAAGTCTCAATTGCCGATCAGTTCAAACAAACCTCAGAAAAAAGAATAATCGAACCGAGGAAGATTGACCCTGATAAGCTGATCCCCTCTGGATTGACATTGCTTAATTGTCATTGTTCTGGAACTCCCACAGGGGCTTATGGGTTGGGTAAAATCACCACTGTCCCTGGTGGGAGTAGTTCGGGAAAAACAATATTCTTGCTGACAACCTTTGCCGAATCCAATCTCCTTAGCCGTCTTGATGGCTATGACTTCATTTATGATGATGTTGAGGAGGCTCTTGAATTCGATCTCTCTTATCTATTTGGACCAGATACGGCAAGCAGAATAAAAGCCCCTAATTATGATGGCAACGAACCAGTTTATTCTGATACGATTCAAGACCTTGAATCAAATATATTAAGAAGGTGTAAGGATAAATCCTGCAAACCATTTTTATACGTCTGTGATAGCCTTGATGCACTAACATCAGAGGAAGAACTGGAAAGGGAATATAAGAATGCCCTAAAAAGAATTGTCTCAGATGAGCATCTTGAGGCGGTTAAACAGAGTTATCAAACGGAGAAGGCAAAAATAATTGGCCGCACCCTCCGTATGATTAAAAGAGAGCTGAAGAAAACAAACTCATCACTTATCTTGATTCAGCAGATAAGAGATAAGATAGGGGTAGCATACGGAAAGAAAACGACCACAAGTGGAGGTCGAGCGCCTTTCTTCTATAGCTCTCACCAGATATGGTTATCCAAGATTAAGCCAATTAAGAACAAGGATATAAAAATCGGTACACAGGTTCATGTAGAGATAACAAAGAATAAGCTAAATGGGAAAGAAAGAGAAATCGATTATGCCAATATTTATTATGATTACGGAATAGATGATATTGAAAGCTGCGTAAGGTTTCTCTGTGAGGAATGGTGGCCGAATGCAAAAGACGAAAAAGGAAAGATCAAAAAGGGTACTTGGTATGCGGTAGAGTTAGGCTGGGAAGGCAGTAGAGCTTCCCTTATTGATAAAATCGAAAGCGAAGATGCCATAAAAGAAGTCAGAGAATTGGTTGGAAAAGCATGGCATCAAAAAGAAGAATCTGTAAGGCTGAATAGAAAGAGAAGATTTTAAGTTAATACTAAGGTATTACTTAGATAGAGATCGTTTAATCTCAGCTAAATGAGAGCTGTTAAAATTAAAATTTAAAGGTTGTTAAAGGATGAAACGAACAAGAAAGGCAGGGTTATTTAATGGATCAAAAAAACAGGAATCACATCATCGTTATATCGGAATCGACCCGGGACAATCAGGAGCGATTGCTGTCATTGATGACCATCTTAATATTCATACTCTTAAAGATTGGTCAAATGATATCCTTATAGCAGAGGCGATGAGGAAGATTAATAGAGAAACAATTAGTAAAGGACTCATTATTAACGCTGCCCTCGAATATGCCCATGCGATGCCAAAGCAGGGAGTATCAAGCATGTTTAAATTTGGCACCAATTACGGCATTTGGATCGGGATGCTCGCTATCCTACAAATAAGCTTTACAGTCGTCACTCCTCAGAAGTGGCAAAAGGGTGTTATCAAAAAAGCAGAGACAAAGGAGCCTGCTATTGTAGCAGCCCAAAGATTATTTCCATCTGCCGAGCTCTACGGGCCAAAGGGTGGCAAAAAGGATGGCAGAGCTGATGCTTTATTAATAGCTTATTGGTGCAAGAGGAATTTTTCAAATGAGTAATGAAGACAATAAACAAGATCGAGTATTCAGACCATCCCATTATGCACAATGGAAGATAGAACCATTCACTTTTCTTATGCTTAATGAAGTCCCATTCGCAGAGGGTTGTATTTTAAAGTACATCATGCGTTGGAGAAAAAAGAATGGAATAGAAGATCTTCAGAAAGCAAAGCGCATCATCGATATGATGATTGAGATGGAAGAAAATAGAGATGATTATATCGCGAAGAAAACCTGCCTGTAACGAATATTTGGAGCTATTTAATTGAAAATATATCTTGCAATACCCTATACAGGACAAGAATCGGAATCATTTGAATATGTAAATAAAATTGCTTGTAAGCTTATGAATCAAGGCTATATCGTTTTCAGCCCGATTTCTCATACTCATCCAATAGCATGTTGTGGCAACTTACCAAAAGATTGGGAATTTTGGAAAAAACAAGATGAATGCTTTATTGAATGGTGTGATCAATTATGGGTATGTGATTTTGGTGATTGGCAAACATCAAAAGGCGTTCGTGCTGAGATTGAGATAGCAAAAAGTCTAAAAAAGCCAGTAATTCATATTAAATCGATCAAGAAAAAATTTAAGATCTATGAAAAAAAGTAAATGCAATAACTTTTCTAAATGTGGTAATTATCAGTCATATACAGCATTAGGTCTATGCCCTAAATGTTATCGAGATAAAAAAGGATATGCTACAAAAGCATATCAGATAGCAAGAAGAATCAATAAAGAAGCAAGAATAAGAAAGGCAATGGAGAAAGAAAATATGAGTGAAGAAGAAATTGTAATGCCTTGGGGACAGCATAAGGGGCGGCGTTTGCATACTCTCTCCAGCCATTATCTAAAGTGGTTGGCTGAGAATTGTGAATGGGATGATAAAATAATGCTTGCTGCTGATGAAGAGTATCAGTGGAGAGAACGTAATAATGAACATAAGGATGATTAATAGATGATTTAAAGTATATATGCTTAGGAACTATACTATGAAAGTTATAATGACTAAAAAGATAAAAATAGAACTCGACGAGTGGGAAGCACTGTGGTTGAAGGACATGACGAGGTCACCCCCTCATTGCGATAAATGTGGAAAAGAGTCTACAGATGATAAATGCGTACGGGAAAGTTTATACCAAGCCCTAGAGGATGCAGGTGTGTAGAGATGGAAGGAAACAAAGATGAGAAAGAGATGTACAAAAGAGAATCCAAGCGATCACGAGCCTTGGAAATGGTATCATCCGGATGCGGTTTTTACTGGAAATTGTTTTGATGGTTATTACGTTTGGGAGGATAGTTGGGAAGAGTTTGAATGTCCACACTGTAAGGAGATTTTTAAAGAAACCATATCGAAATAATAAGTAAATGCCGTGCAGGTTCAAATCCTGCCCTGTGCCGCTTAAAAATTGGAGGAAAAAATGGACTGTCCAGTAAATAAAAAACCAGTACCGATAAATGTAGTTGACTATGAAGATTTATTCATTGGATTGGAAGGATTGGAAGAAACAAATATTGAAAAATTTGTTTCTTCTTGTTGCAGGTGTGCTTTATCAATAGAACCATTAAGTAAGGTTTGTTGTGGATGTTGCGGTAAACCAATGAATGGAAACGGTACCCCAATACTATGGCAGCATAAACCAGATCAGATCCACTGTTTAAAATATTGACGCCACATGAAATGATGCAAAAAATAGAATAGGAGGTTTGGTATGGGATGGTGTTCAGGGACACAGTTATTCGATTCGTTTTGTGAGATAATGTTCGATCCTAAAAATACAGATTTCAATTCAATTTTAAAGGAATTCATTAACGCACTTGAGGATATGGACTGGGATTGCCACCAAGACAGCACTTATTGGGATAAGCCAGTAGTCCAACAAGCGATGAGGGAATTGCATCCTGATTGGTTTGAAGATTAACAGGCCCTTCACATAAAAAAGATATGCTTACCCAACTAAGGAAGAAGCTATGCTTGGGTTTATAGCTCGAAAGCGAAGACAAGTAACTATACTCAAAAGAAAGTTAGATCAAGCTAAAGAAGCATTAAATATGGCTAATTCTAGTATTTCTATTCCTATGGAAAATGAAGAAAAATGATTAACTCTATCCAAGCAGGAAACTTTCAATCGCATAAGGATCTCTTCTTAAAACTCCACCCAGGGGTTAATGCTATAATAGGACCATCTGACTCAGGTAAGACTGCCATCTTCCGCCTTCTTAATTGGATAATCAATAATAAGCCTGCAGGGGATGAGTTCCGTAGCTGGTGGGGAGGAGGCACCAGTGGATATATTGACTTAGAAGAGGGTTTTCTTATTGGGAGGATTAAGACTGATTCAGATAACCTTTATACCGTAACAAAAGCAGATGGTAGTGAGGATGAATATAGAGCATTTGGCCAGGGGGTACCAGAAGATATTCAGAAAATATTAAATATATCTGATATCAATTTTAGATTCCAGCATGACTCTCCTTTTCTACTTGGGCAATCGGCAGGCACCAATGCTCGCTACTTTAATAATCTTGTCAATCTAGATCTAATTGATAAAGCCCTTTACAATATTAATCATCGACTGAAGGATGAGAAAAACAGATTACAAAATAAAGAAGATAGTAAGCTTGAACTTGAAAAGAAGCTGAAGGAATATGAGTGGCTGGATGATGCAGACACTAAACTTAAAGAAACAGAAGAACTTGATAGAAGATTACAGTATGCAAAGAAAGAATACAGAGAGCTTGATGAGCTTTCATCTAATTTTAAAGCAATAAAAAAACGACTGAAAGACATCAATGAAGTACTGAAGTTTAAAGAAAAAATAGATGAATTGCTTATAATAGATAAAAAGATTGATCAGTTATGCGAGGAAGAAAGCAGATTAAAGGGATTAAAAGAAGAGCTGATCAAGGTGAAGTCGAAAATAAAAAGATGCAATAAGATAATCGCATATGAAAATAAAGTCATGGACCTTTTAGCAATAGAGCAAGAAATAAGAATTCAAGAAAATAAAAGAGACAGGTTGAGTAAAGTGTTTAAGGAGTATTCGGAATTGAAGTATAAGCTGGAAATGGTTTCAAATAAACTTAATAAGACAGAGGATGAATTTAACCGTCTGATGCCAAATGTATGCCCTTTATGTGGGCAAGAGGTAAGAGATGAATAAAAAATGCCTAATACTATCTATAATCGGTGCGCCATTTGTTATTATAGCATTAGCGCTATTTGGTTTATTTATTGGCTATTTAATCATTCTGGTCGGTCAATATAGTGGAACGCTCCTCGGAATTCTTATTGGCATATTTATATTGTTTTCTTTAATTGTTATCGCATCAAACCTATACGAGCATTGTGTAAAGTATCATAATGAGAAGAAGAAGAAATAAAAAAATAAATCAAGTTGATGCTATCTTAACATCAGATTGGCATCTAAGGCCCGATACCCCTACCTCTCGCACAGACGACTATCAGAAAGCAATGTGGAAAAAGGTAGAATTTATTATTGCTCTATCAAGGAAACATCAATGCCCTATTCTCCATGCTGGCGATATGTTCCACAAACCGAATCAGCCATCGTGGTTGATTGAAGAATTCATGCGGCTGATTAATAAATCAATTGATAAATTTAATCTTAAAAATTATACCCAAATCGACTTACTGCTTGCTGGGCAAGGAATTATATGTGTTGCAGGGCAGCATGACCTTCCTGCTCATAATTTAAACAATTGGCATAAGTCAGCCCTTGGTGCAATGACAAGAGCAAGTTATACAATCCCGCTTGGAGCTACAATATATAATCACTGGTCTTCGAATGTTTTCAATGCAAAAGGTTTTTCGTTTGGCCAGGAGTTAGAGCATAATCCTGATGAAGATTTTGATGTCGCCATTATCCATAAAATGGTTATTGAAGATAAACCAGAATGGCCAGGGCAAGTAGCCGATAGTGCTATATCTATCCTAAAGAAATACCCACTATTTAAATTGATTATAACAGGAGATAACCACCGCCCATTTACAGCGGAATATAAAGGGCAGCTTTTGGTTAACCCAGGAAGTATGATGCGCATGACTGCTGCTCAGATCGTTCATAAGCCAAGGGTTTATCTTTGGAATGCAAAAGAGAATTCAGTAGAAGTGGTCTATTTGCCAATTGAAAAAGATGTTCTCAATAGATCCCATATAGATAAAAGGCAAGAGATAGATGAAAGGATCGCTGAATATACTGAAAGATTAAAAATAAAATTTAAAGCTGGGATTAACTTTAAAGAAAATCTTGAAAGCCACTTTCAGAATACAAGAACAAGAAGGCAAGTAAAAGAAAGGGTATGGGAGGCGTGTGATAATTAAAAATGATATATCAATTCATAATTAGATTCTCTTTAGCAGTCATTGTCCTATATTTTCTCCTATCACTTATGCTGCTATGGATCAAGTTTCATGTTTGGTTGTGGGAGCCGGTATTACAAAACATTAGTAATATTATATCAAATCTATGAATAAGAAAACCTCGCACTATTTAAAAACAAAATCTGGACTAGTCAATCCAGTGGTAAGTGTCTAAACAATAGATCAGGGATGTGAAAAAAATAGTGCGAGGTCATTCAAAAAAGGAAGATGAAATGTCTGAAAGCAAGCAAGCAAAAAATTTACTGAGGAAGAAAGAAATCATAGAAGAAAACAAGTCACTTAAAAGCCGACTGGAAGGGCAACTGGATCAGCTTGAAAGCAGGCTGTTAAGCGATTTTGGTTGTAAGGATGAGAAAGAGATTGATAAAAGACTTGATCAGATCGGCATATCCATTGATGATATGGATGAAGAGCTAACAAAACAAATAGAACAGCTCGAAAAAGAATTCGACTGGGAGTAACCCATGCCACAACTAAAAGAATTCAGGGCGATACTATCTGAGAAGAAAGGGCAAAGAAAACAGATACAGTCTGATCTTGATCAGACCAAGATCGATATAGAACTGCTAAAAGAAGATATCAGATTCACACAGATCGCGAGAGCTATCATTCAGAAGGTTGCCAGCGAGACCCAGAAGCAACTCGAATATCACATCAGCGAGCTGGTATCACTGGCAATGTCTGGCATCTTCCCTAACCCTTATGAATTCGAGGTTGAATTTAGGGAACATAGAGGGCGGACAGAATGCCAAATGAACTTCAAAAGAAACGGTCAGAAAGTAGATCCTCTTATGGGTGGTGGAGGTGGTCCGCTTGATGTTGCCAGTTTTGCTCTCATCCCAACTGTATGGAGCCTGAAGCCTACCAGGAATTTCCTTGCCCTGGATGAACCTTTTAAATATCTTAGCCGCGACCTACAACCAAAAGCATCAGAGATGCTGAAAGAGATATCAAAAAGGCTTGGTTTACAGGTGCTGATGGTTACCCATTCGCCCGATCTGATAGAAGGTGCAGACAAAATATTTAAGACATCAATTAAAGATGGAATAACGGAGGTTTCAGAGGATGTATAACGGAAAAGAAATAACCACTATCATTCAAGCAAGACTTGGATCAACAAGACTGCCGAATAAAGTTCTACTACCTCTGGCTAATAGGTCGGTTATAGAATGGGTATTTCATCGTTCATGTTATTCAAGGTATACTGATAGAACCATCGTTGCCATTCCTGATAATGAAGAAAACAGCCACCTCGCTGATTTTCTATACAATAAAAATATGAATTTCATCACTTGGAAAGGCGATGAGGATGATGTTATGTCAAGGGTCATCGCTGCTGCAAGCATCACCAAAACTGACATCATCGTTGACATAACTGCTGATTGCCCGATGGTCGACCCGTGGCATATTGATTATATGATAAAGCTAAAAGAAGATAATCACATTGAATATATATCTAACTGTGTGATGAGAACATGGCCTGATGGATTAGATATACAAATATATGATTTGAATACTCTACGAAGTGTTAAGAAGATATTCAAGCCAAAGAATCATGTTGGTTGGAATATAGCACAACATCCAACATTCTTCAGTGTATTCAACCTATCGGCTCCCGATGAATACTACTGGCCTGAATTAGGACTCACCCTCGATACCGAGGATGATTATACCTTGCTATCACATATTTTCAAGATATTTAAAAAAGATATATATTTCAGAGTTGAAGATATTATTCGATATATCAAAAAAAATCTCCCACTTGCTGACATAAACAAACATATCATAAGAAAGAAACCAGAAGAAGGATAAACCAAAATGCCAAAAGATAGATATTCAGCAGTGATTATAGGAGCAGGATCTATTGGGGCTTTAAAGCCTGACAAATATGACAGCCCTAATACCGAAAATATCCTTACCCATGCTCATGCTATCTATAATAATCCAGAAACTGAACTGATAGCTATTGTTGATAACGATATTGATAAAGCGAATAAGGCAGCAGATAAATGGAGTTGTAAACCTCTATATGATCTACAAGATGCGCCTTTTCTTTATGGATCAGATATATATGTTGTAGCTACTCCAACCCATACTCATAAAAGAATTCTTGAAAGTGTTCTTACACTCAAACCAAAGATAGTAATCGCTGAAAAGCCATTTACGAGAGGGTTTATTGAAGCAAAGATGGTATCGGATTTATATGAGAAAAATAATATTCCATTAGTGGTGAATTATTCAAGGCGATTTACTTTTGAATATGGACAAATTAAAGAAATGATTGACAGTGAAAAATGGGGCAAAGTATTGAATTGCAACTTTTACTATAACCGAGGATTAAAACATGAAGGATGCCATGCTATCGACCTCTTTAATTATTTCTTTGGAGAGTTGATTGATGGAAACATAATACTTGATAATTCAATATGTGACTACTCACAATTTGATCCAACATATGCAGCATTCTTCACATATCAAAAATGCCCCTATATATTTATGTTTCCAGTCGATGGTAGGAAGATATCAATATTTGAGATGAATATCATGTTTGAAAAAGCCAGGGTTAGCTTCGTCGATCATGGTACAAAATTAAATATATATGAGCTAACAACTGAAGAGATATATGATAATACCAAGGTGCTTTCAAGCACTCCAACAAAAACAATCAACACACAACTTACCAAATCACTTTCATGTCTTATTGATAACACTGTTAATTATCTTGATGGAAATATGGACTTCTTATTATGCACAGATAAAGATGCAATAGAAGTCCATGAAGTCTATTACGCAATAGGTCTTTAAATAAGGAGATTAAGAAATGCCAAAACTTGCAATAAAAGGTGGTCTTAAAGTTAGAAATAACCCTTTCCCGAATATGTCAACAATAGGCCAAAGTGAGTTGAATGCAGCGAGAAGGGTTATATTGACAGGAAATTTATCAGGTTTCAGAGGCAATTCAGGCCCAGGGTTTCAAGGTGGTCCCGAAGTAAGAGCACTTGAAAAGGAATGGGAAAAGAAATTTGGAGTTAAACATGCTATCGCCGTCAACTCCTGTACATCGGGGTTGCATATTGCTTGCATAGCCATTGATTTAAAACCAGGTGATGAAGTAATTGTGACTCCATGGTCGATGTCATGTAGTGCGACAGCGCCTATGATATGTGGGGCTATTCCAATCTTCGCTGACATTGAAGAGGATTATTATTGCCTTGATCCTCAATCGATAAGGGATAGAATAAGTGCAAGAACCAAAGCAATTATAGTAGTTGACTTATTTGGGCAGCCACATGATTATTCAGAAATACGAAAAATAGCCGACGAATATAGTCTATCTATAATTGAGGATGCTGCACAAGCCATCGGATCATACTACGGTAAAAGAAGTACAGGAACGCTTGGAGATATCGGCGTTTATTCCTTCACTCAAGGGAAGCATATTACCTGCGGTGAAGGTGGTATGATCGTAACAAATGATGATAAATTAGCGATGTCTTGTATGTTGCTAAGAAATCATGCCGAGGCGGTTGAAAATGATTTGATTGGTTCAAAACCAAATTATAAAAAATATACTCTCCCTACATTTGATCACAATCTATTTGGATTCAACATGAGAATGACAGAGATACAGGCCGCCATACTGAGAGAGCAACTCAAGTATTTAGATGGCGTTGTAGAAAAGCATCAGAAATCAGAACAATTCATAAGTGATAATCTAAGCCATCTAGATTATATTATCAAGTTTCCTAAAGTCAGACCTTACTCAACACATTCTTATTATGTTCAAGCTTTAAAATGGAGAACTGAAAATAAACATACTGAAGGAATACACCGCGATCAATATATTGAAGCAGTCAGGGCGGAGTTATCGCATGAAGAAGGTAGAGCTATTGAAGGCGTCCCGATCAGCTACGGATACATAAAACCTCTTTACTTATTTCCTATATTCCAAAACTACCAAGATAAGTTAGACATCTATAAAAATGAGTATGAAAAAATCAGAAGGAGGCGTATAAAGGAGAATTATACACAAGGCAGTTGCCCTGTAGCTGAAAGATTATGGAAGAATGAAATAATTATAAACAGGCTGGTTGGAATGAATCTAATGGTTAGTGATCTTAAGGATGTCGTTAATGCATTCATTAAGGTTTGGGAGAATAGGGATGAATTAAGGTAAGGAATATGAAAACAAAAAATATAGATAAAATCATTCTTGTAGTTATCGGGTTTAATATAGCCGTTAATATACATCAAGGAAATTGGCAGGCGGCGCTTGGATGGTTTATCGCCTCTCTTACTATTATTAGATTGCTTTTCTTTTATAAAGAGAAATAAAAAATTAATAAGGATCAGTAAAATGATACCATTTATAGCAGATATTGGAAGCAACCATAATCAAAGTCTCACAAGGGCTAAAAATCTTATTTTAGCTGCAAAAGAGAGTGGTTGTTGGGGAGTTAAGTTTCAGCTTTTTAAAGCCGAACAGCTATGGAGAGATAAGACAGTAGCAGGAAGGATGAAGCATTGGGAATTGCCAGAAGAGTTCATTCCTGAGCTTTCAAGTTTTTGTAAAGCGCTTGATATAGCCTTCGGCTGCACACCTTTCTACTTAAAAGCTGTCGATATACTCAAAGATCATGTTGACTTTTTAAAGGTTGGTTCATACGAATTACTCTGGCTTGATTTAATCAGGAAGTGTGCAAAAACTGATAAGAAGCTTATCCTATCGACTGGCATGGGATCATTTGTTGAGATACTTAATGCAATGTCAGCCGCCATTGTGCATTGTAAATCAGGATGTAATGATGATGATAACGTCTTAGGTTCTATATCAGTCCTGCATTGTAATTCGACCTATCCTGCCAACCTTGAAGATTGCAATATGGCACAGATAGAAGTGCTTAGAAATCAATTTCGGAGATCAGTTGGATGGAGTGATCATACCACTGAGCCAGGGGTAATTTATTCTGCCATTTCATATGGTGCCTCAATAATTGAATTTCATTTGGATTTAGAAGATAAGCAAGGGGTCGAATCTAGAAGCGGCCATTGCTGGAAACCAAGTAAAATTGAATGTGTTATAAATAATATAAGCAACTGGTTGAAGACTGAATATTTCAGTAAAACCAGTTTAACACAAAAAATAGAGGAGCTAAGAAAGTCAAGAACTGACCCAACTGATGGAATGAGGCCATTGAAGAATGTCAAATCTACATAATGCCGAAATATTAATAACAGGCGGGACAGGTAGCCTTGGGCTAACCCTTGTAAAAACCCTTGTAAAATATCATTCAGAAATAAAAGGGATACGAGTCTTTTCAAGAGACGAACTGAAGCAATGGCTGATGAAGCAGGAGATCAACGTATGGTGTATCAAAAATAAGCTCTATGTGCCGATCTCTTATTTGGTGGGTGATGTAAGAGATATCAAAAGGCTTAAGATTGCGATGAGAGGGGTCACCCATGTCATCCATGCTGCTGCCATGAAGCAAGTCCCTGCCTGTGAAGAAAACCCTCTTGAAGCGATTAAGACAAATATAGGCGGTGCAGAGAACATATTAGAAGCCGCTCTTTCATGTGACTCAATCGAGAAGGTTTTAGGCATAAGTACTGATAAGGCAATATACCCTATAAATCTCTACGGGGTTACGAAAGCCGCGATGGAAAAGTTATTCATCCAAGGCAACGTTTACAGTAAAGGACATGAGAGAAAACCAAGATTCAGTTGCTGCCGATATGGGAACGTTATAGGAAGCAGAGGAAGTGTGATTCCTTTATTTAAAAGTCAATATGATAGAAATCAAGAGATAACCGTTACCGATTTGAAAATGACAAGGTTTTGGATTACCCGGCCAGCCGCTGCTCGCTTTGTAATAAATAGATTGATGTATATGGAGGGTGGTGAGATATTCGTCCCTAAAATGCCAAGTTGTAGGGTTGTCGATCTTGCCAGAATGCTTATCCCTGATGTCCCTATAAAATATGTAGGGATAAGGAAAGGAGAGAAGATTCATGAATGGCTGATAACAACTGAGGAGAGCAGCGATTTATTAGAGTTAGGTAAAAGCTATGTAATCTCTTCAAGATATCAAAACAAGCATAAGAAGTTCGCTTATAACAGCCTTAGTAATGAACGGATTTTGAAAAAAGATGAATTCCATAAAATGTTAATAGAAGAAGTATAGGAGAAAAAAATGAAAGTATTTATGTTGATTTTAGCAAGTTTAATTTTTGTATCAGTATCCAATGCAGGTGAAATATGGGATGCATTTATATCTCAGAAACCCGCACCAATGCGTCACTGCTATGGTTGTCAAGAAGATAGACGGGTGCAACAGGTCGAATCACAGTTTCAAAACAAAAATAATCGATTTGATTCTGGTGAGACTGATTCCGATGGATATGAAGGAAGTGATCCAATAGACCCCGAAGGAACTGAACCAAGGTTTTAATAAATGAATAAAATATATGAAACAGATGATCTCATATTCGTTCCTTTCTTCAATATCAATCTAAAAAATAGCAATTACTATGCTTGGATGCATGATCAGGAAGTCACCAGATATAACTCACATGGCCTCTTCCCTTATACAAAGAAAGAGGAGGATGAATGGCGTCAGGCGATTATAGATAATAAAATCATCGCCTGGGCAATAGTGAAGAAAATAGGCCCAAAAGAATTAGCCGGGCATCCTGTTAAGAGGACAGAGATGATCCATATAGGTAATGTCAGTCTTCAGAGTTTCAACTGGATTAATCGAAGTGCTGAAATCGCCATCGTAATTGGCGAGAAGCAATACTGGGGTAAGGGATATGCGACTAAAGCATTCGATATAATGATAAGTCATGGATTCATGAAATTGAATCTTCACAGGATATGGTCTGGAACGGCTTCTATTAATAACGGGATGATTAGGGTATTTGAAAAAGTAGGAATGCAATACGAAGGAACCTTTAGGGATGGAACTTTTCTTAATGGCCGTTATGTTGATGTTGTCTGCTATGCAGCGATTCAGGTGTAGGTGGCTGGTTTCCTACCTCCTTTCCCAGCCGCCTCAAGGAGGGAGAGGGCGGTTGCTCTGGGGTAGGAGTAACGCCATCTCTCTTCCTAATATTAAATGAGGAATAAAGGGAAATGAGCTATTTAAAAGATTACTCCTGGCATCACCATCATTTTTGGGTGCTAAAATCGCATTACAAGCATAGCACCGTGGCTGACATCGGCACACCCTTGGATATCCATCAGACATATTATCATGTAGAAAAATGTACTATATGTTCTGCTGAAAGAATAGTTCCAATTGTACGATATTTCCGAAATGAAATTGTGTAAGAAAGAAATATAAAATGCAAACGGGTTGTTACGTCCTTCATTTATACTGCGATAAAAGAGAAAATAGAAGATGCAAAGGTGATGAATTCCCTTACGTATATACAGCAGAATATGGGTCTACTTGCCGGGAGCAAGCTAGAAAAGATGGATGGAAGTTAGGCAAAAAAGACATATGTCCGATATGTAATAATAAGTTGTGGTTTCGCAATTAGTATACGATCCTACAACCATCTTTAAACCGTAAACACCAGAAGTAGCTCCACGATAGTATAAGGAAAGAATTAAAAAAATGTTTGATTATCATCTAATGGATCGTGTTTTAAGAAGAAAAAGTAATTTTGTCTGTGAATTTAACAAAGTTGCCAGAGAAGCCTACCAGATAAATAAAGAAAACGGCTGGTGGGATTGGGAAAGAAATGATGGCGAGCTCATTGCCCTTATGCATTCGGAGTTATCTGAGGCTTTAGAAGGTCTAAGGAAAAAATTACCATCAGATAAGATAGATGGCTTTTTGGCAGTAGAGGAAGAGCTGGCCGATACTATCATCCGTATTATGGATATGGCTATGGCAAGAGGATATAGCATCGCTGGCGCTATAGAGGCAAAACTCGAATATAATAAGACAAGAGGATATAAACATGGAGGGAAGGAGTTCTGATGGATTCACGTAAGTTAATAGAACTATTTGATGATAAGCATCGCGAGAGAATTGATGATTACAGAAGAGGTTTATTAAACCATTCAAAAAAACCTGTTTCAGATAAAATCCATGTAGCCGTCCTTGCCTTAATCGAAGTCATCGCCCCATATCTGAAAGAAGATGCTGAAATTGAAAAAATAATGAAACAATTGATCAATAGGGGGTATTAATTAATATGGAATTAGAAACATTAAAATATGGGATTGAAGAGCTAGAAAAACTCATCAGCGGATTACAGCCCGTCGGTAAACATATCTGGGATGTAATGGTAAGACAAGCGATAATAAATTCTATATTAAGTTGGGCATTCTTATTAGCGTTTTCAATAGTAATATATAAATTAATCACTTTTCTAAACAAACATTGGGAACCAACTGAAGGGTATAGTATAACCGAAAATGATCATGAGGCATTTTGGATATCCTTATTGTTTATTGTTTCTATATTTGTAATTGTCGCATTAGTCAACTTCTTAATTCATGGCTTTGATATACTAAACCCTGAATATAGAGCTATCATGGGATTAATAGGCAGAAATGAATAAATCATCAAACCAAAATCAAATATTAAACGAGATAGAAGCCATCCGTTCCTCGAATAATTCTAACTGGATGAGGATTATAAGAATCGCTCTCAAGCATGATAAAGAAGAAACTATAAAACTTCTTAAGAACATAGTTGAAATGGACGGAAGAATAAAGTCAGAAATGGAGAAACTAATTAATGAATAGGAAAAGGCTTAGTGTAAATCTAAAATCAATTATGGATATAAACCCATCCTTGTATAGCTGGATAGATAAGCAGGAAGAGGTTGATTGGGTTAGAGAAATCAAAAGTGATGATGGCCTCCCAAATCTTCTTATTTCAATTGGAAACAAGACAATCGCTGCATATAAAATGAGGGGTGCGAAGATAGAGGCTTTTCGTGCGGCGAAGAAAATGAAACTTTATAAGGAGAATGTCAGCATATTAATAGGTTTCGGCCTTGGGTATATGGCAAGGGCGATGCTTGATAAAATGGAGAAAGGGCATCATGTCATAGTCATTGAACCAGTCGGTCATGTGCTGAGACTTGGGCTATCTAATTTTGACTTCTCAAAAGAGATAAGAAATTTTGAATTAATCATCGTCGAACCAAACCCAAAAGAAATAGCAGCCGCCTTTGGTATACTTGATAATAGTTACATCGTTAATGATTGGTTGGTAACAATCAATAAGTATACCAAGCTGAGGCCAGATGAATATGGCGAATCAATGAAGTTAGTTCTCGATATCCTGAATCAGATCATGTGTTCCATTGGTACGATAGCTGGAGGGGCAGGAGCGAAGATAGCTGATAATGATATTGCTTGTCTTCCTTATGTTATCCGTCATAGAGGAGTAGCTGAACTGAAAGATATATTCAAGGATAAACCAGCAATACTTGTCAGCACCGGGCCAAGCCTTGCTAAAAATATTCATCAATTAATCGATATCAGCAAAGAAAATAAAGCCGTAATAATTGCAGTTGGACAAGCCCTCAGAATTCTACTCGCCTACGATATTAAACCTGACTTCATCTGCACGGTTGATTTTGGTGAGGTCAACATGGGGCATTTTACAGGTCTTATGAATTCAGATGTCCCACTCGTTACAATCAATAGAGCCTATGCTCCTTTACTGAAATCATGGCAAGGGCCAAAGTTCATCGTCTCTACTCCGGTGCCAGGGTTTGAGAAAACCGCCGCTGGCATACTAACTAATAAAGGCAGTCTTGAGGCAGGTGGTAGTGTTGCACATCTCTGCTTTACATTTGCACAATCACTTGGTTGTGATCCAATAACGTTAATTGGTCAGGATTTGGCTCTATCAAATACATCTCATATTCCCTTGGCTGATGCCTCCGGCAAAATTCAAATATCGGAGAACGGACAGATAGGTTGGAAGGTAAGCGATCATCGCTGCCATCTTCACAATGAAAAAGATGAAGTTTATGGTATGGGGCCAGTCCATCAAGTCCCAGGTTACTATGGTAAGCCTGTGATAACAAACCTGGGGCTCGCTTCATTTATAACGAGCTTTGAAGCGATGGCAAGCAAGTGCGAGGCAAAAGTAATCAATGCAACCGAGGGCGGAGCAGATATCCGCAATACTGAAAAGATGATGCTCAAAGAAGTCATAAATCAATACTGCAAAGAAAAGATCGACAAAACAGAATTAGAAAAGTTGAAAACTCTTGCTGATGATGGTGATGATCTTATTGAAAAAGTCATCCCCTTACTTGAAAAGGATATTGATAATCTCAATGAGGTGATAAGTCAAGGTAGAAAAGGGCTGGCAAGCGCAAGAGGATTAGCGACACTTATGAGTCGTAATAATTATAAAGCTCTTCTTAACAAAAAAAATAAGGTATTCCTAAACAAACTATTAAAAGAAAGTAAGAGTGAGTCAGAAGTCGATAGAATAAATATGAATATAATATTCTTTGAGAAATTAGTTAATCAGTTAAGAAAATCAAAATTAAAGAATATAGTCCTTCTAACTCAGAAAAATTTCGTGCATTCAGAAAATACGAGGATAGCAGCGACAAAGAATCCTCTTGTCAACGTCGCCATATATGGAGCGAGTAGAAGAATATGGCAAAGGAAGCTTAAGGTTAATGAAAAGTTCGAGCACTTTTTAACCAATAGAAAAGATGCAATGACAAGGCTTGAAAGGAATAAATTAATCTTAAATGCCGCCGTCAGTGCTGCAAAAGAACTAAAGCCTACATATAAGAAAACCCTAAAGCTGCTTAAGAAATATAATAAGAAAAAAGATGATAGTTTGCTGGTTGATAGAACACCCGAACTAATGGACCTCAGTGATGCAGATAGTTATTTTGATGCTGATAACTGGGCACATCCATTGGTTGACGCGAAGAGATGTATTGATAAAATGCTGTTACTATCCAATGCCAAGCCATCAATATGTAACAAACCATTTGATGAAGTGAAGGCAATCTATAAAAAAGCTCTCACTATGAGAGAAGAAGCGATAGAGAAAGCAAAAAAAGAAGAGTATGATAATTGGGAAGAAAGAAAGAAAATTCTTGAATATAATCGCCTGATAAAAGAAAGTAGAGAAGCTGGTAAGAATGATCAAGACTTTAGCAAAGCAGTTGAGATCCTTGAGGAGGCGAAAGAATTATTTCCAGATAATCCTGAAGCTAAGTGGGGCTTAGCCACTGCCCTACATCATTCGGGTCGATTTGATGAATCATTATCTATGTATCGAGAACTGATAAAGGAATCGCCTGATAATAACAGATACAAATTTGAGATGGGCCAGGTGCTACTTAAGACGGGGCAAACAAAGGAGGGATTAGATACATTGAAAGAGGCGATGGAATCAACCAGCGAATTCGATGGTGCCCTGGCAAATATTGGACAGATATATGAACACGCTGGAATGAATAAAGATGCCCTTAGAGCTTATAATCTTTACCTGAAAAAGTTCCCAGCGGACTATGAAGTCTTGAATATGAAAGCAGTATGCCTTTCGAAGTTGAAGAGATATGGGCAGGCCATTAAAGTATTAAAAGCCTGTCTGAAAATAAAGCCGGATTTTAAGCAGGCAAAAGAAAACTTGCAAGTATTAAAGCGGCGTGGAATATAGCTTAAAACGCTGTCATTTAGCCGAGATTAGGTTTTCTTTTTAAATTAATACCTAAGTATATTCTTAATAAAAAAATCGCGTGATCGCTTATAATATAATAAAAAAGTCACTCGATATAAGAAACCCACAAAGTGGAAGCGAGCCATGGGTTTTAAGAAACCCACCATCATCAAGCGAGCCACCAGCCGCAAGAAATCCAAGAAGTAAAAGCGAGCCATGAGGTCGAAGAAACCCAGAACCGTAAAGCGAGCCAATCCAAAAAAGAAAACCAGAAAAGTTAAGCGAGCCAACGGTTTAAAGAAACCCATATCCGCCAAGCGAGCCATGATGCGTAAGAAACCCACAGGTAAAAAGCGAGTCAAAAAGCCGAAGAAACCCAAGAAAGCTAAGCGTTAACTAACTACAAAAAAGGAATGTAACCAATGAAAAAAGAAATCAAAAGAATGGCAAGAAAAAGAACAGATGAGGTATTCCCTGAAAACGATTCACTATTTGATACTCATAGGTTAATACCGAAAAGAAAAAATGGCACATACACGGATGAAAATACGGTAATCAAAATGCCGATTGATCATCAAATTGAGCATGGGACATTTAAGCAGAGAGAAAGTGAATTTGAAAAATTAAAAAGCCTATTTGATGATAGACAAAGTTTAATGAAGTCACGGATGAAAATAGATAATGCACTACTGGCATATAAAAGGGGAACAGATGTTCCTACGATTGAAATGATAAAATTTTATGAAGAGAAAATCAAAGAATTTGTGAAGTTTGAAAATAAGAGAAAAGGGGAAATCGAAAAGCAGCTAGAAAAAATAAACCATCCTGTCGCAAACGCCATGAGGGAGGTCGATCAGGTTGGTCCGGTTATCGCAGCAGGTTGTATTATTTATTTAGACATTAAAAAAGCACGCCATCCGAGTAGTTTTTGGAAATATTGTGGATTGGATAAACCATTTTTTAGTAGGTATGAAAAAGGCAAGTCCAGCGGGGGCAATAAAAAATTAAGAACTGTTTTATATAATATGGCAAAATGTCAGGAAATGTGTTTAACGGCACCTTATAGACCAGTATACGATAATAAAAAACAAAAACTTGCGCAAAGTGAAAAAATCTGCGAGCAGACAAGAGGTACGGATGGGAAGATTAAAAAAAATGTAAAGTGGAAAGATGTAAAGCCATGTCATCGTCGAGGTGCAGCATTACGAGAAGTTATGAAACATTTCTTAGCGGATTTACACTATGTATGGTGCTGTATTGAGGGGATTGAGCCTTCGAAGCCATATGCCGAAGCACAACTTGGAAAACATAAAACTATTATGCCAGAAGAAAGAGGGTGGATTTTTTAATTAAAGCGAGCCATCCTATCTAAGAAATCCAAAAGCATAAAGCGAGCCACCAGCATCAAGAAACCCATGATGCAGAAGCGAGCCATTGACCGCAAGAAACCCAGGAAGTAAAAGCGAGCCATGTTTATCAAGAAACCCAGTATCGAGAAGCGAGCCATCTGATTGAAGAAACCCATTAAGTTTAAGCGAGCCAGCGCTGTTAAGAAACCCAGAAGGTAAAAGCGAGTTATCAAATATTTTAAGCACCACCTGAGTTATCAACACTCGCATCAACAAAACCAATTAAACGCCAATTGGTTCCACCGTCACAGACCCATTGTGTTACATCTCCCGAAGCGGTAGTAATATCAACCGAGCTACCATAGAGATTAGTACCTGTCGTATCAAAGACAATCGCCGCCTTTGATATGACAGTTATTATCTTCCCATCCTCTCCATCATCAAAGTCTGTAATTGTAAGCCCTGAGGTCCCAGTTCTGAAAACATTATAACCTGCAACACTTGGGGTTGCATCTGTAGCTCCAAAGGTGGCCACACCAGGCTTTAAAGCACTCAGCAGTTGATCCTGGCTGTCGGTGGCAGCAGTCTTCAGTGTTATCCCGGCATCCTCTATTACATTGGCTATTTCCTCTTGAATAGCATTAAGCCAATTCTGCTCTATCGTTGTCCCAGGTGGACCGTCCGTAAACGAATTTGATGAGTGATTCTCACCTTCTGTTCTATGCATTTTTAACCCTCAAGATTGCTATTTGTATCATCATAATTATTGGAAGCAGCCTGCAGCACAACCCCTGTATTAGACATACTTTCACAGGTATTGCCTATCGCTGAAGTATAACTACAATAGGAACCGTTGATGCCATAGGTGCCATTTTTTAACGTATTTCCGACAAGGCTGAAAAAGCTCAACCCACCTGCATCAATTGATTGCAGCAGGATATTATCTGAAAGATCATCATCCCTTTCACACATATTTCCTGACACCGTACCATGCTTTATCGTTACACCAGTCAAGCAATAGATCCATATACATCTTGTATTTGCCGCTGATACTCCCTTTATAGTATTATTATCAACTTTAACCATACTCATATTCGCCCTTGGTGCATAGACGAATATCCCATGAGTACCAGGATCTTCAATATAATTACCAGTTATCTGAATCCCTTCAAACGGTGTATCATTATTATATATGGTTTCTTGTGATACATAGATAGCCGCATTCCCAGCCGTACCACATCTGATAACTTTATTATCTTTTATATGAGAAAAAGATGGAAGATCGCCATTATAGACAATAGGCCTATGATCTATACCTTCCAATTCAGTCCCAATTACAGTATTGCCAGTTATGGTTGCATTGACGCCACTATACCTTATCCCTCTTTGTATAGTTCCATCACTATTGCCTGACTGAATAAAGTTATCAGTGATGCTTATATGATCCGCCATTGCATGAGTTTCCATTCCATAATCTCTACAGGCACGAATTGTATTCTTATGAAATGTAATAAACCTACTCGGCATCAAGCTAGATCCAGCATCAGTTCCAGTCCTATAATATTCAACATGATTATGGGCTACCAATCCATTTGCACAGCCGCCGACTTGAATCCCATAACCATTAGCTGCCGGGGAATTACCAGTGAAGGTATTGCTTTCAATCTTAAAATTAATTGTTCGATAGAGACCAATTCCATTTGTTTCAAAATCGTTAAATACACAATCTTTTATTCTAACATTCTTCGCCCATTGGGTTATAATACCATATTGGCTACCACCACTACCCGAACCAGTCGCCGTCACACCTCTGATGAATATATTTTCTTTCAGAGACATAACATCTATCTTAGCACTATCAACGGTATAGTAGGCATAGAGCAAAGTATCGCCAAGATCGACACTCGCTGCGTTGACGTTTCTAATATAAACCCACTCGCCATTATAGGTACTATTCTGCTGATCCCATATCTCATCATCTCTAACAACTGTCCAATCTCCAGCGGTGAAGAAGCCCGCCGCCCCTGCGACTGGAATATTATCAGCTCCAGCTAAGACATTTGATGTTAGTGCCTGTGCAGCACCTTGTGATCCTAAGACATGAAATAGATAATCACCATTTGGTGCATTGGAGAAATCTATCGTCCCGCCATACCCTTCAAATGTAATATTATTATTAAGGGTAAGGGTGGCATCAGCTCTAAAGTCTCTATGATTAGCATCTAAAATTCCACCACCAACCATCGATGTGAGAGCATTATTAATGGCGGTCTCACTGTCGGTTGCTGCTGATGGGTCAGCACCAAACCATTCAGGGAATAGCCTCCCTTTATTAGTAAAGGTAATGCTATCAGCGATAGTGCTGCCGAATACTTGCTGATTCGTTGGAGCTAAAATCTGAGCAGGATTATCAAATGTAAGCGTTCCAGTTCCTCCGAATACAGCTCCCCTTTGAGGTTTAATCGAAACATTACTTGGAACCACTGCAGCAGTATTGACAGTGTAGGTTGTACCAGCCCCTGAGTTGACCAATACAATAGTCGCCTTATCAACACCTGCCTCATCTATGCAATCCTTCAGTGTTTTCAAGCTACCTGTTGCAACTACCCCTTGATCTCCTTCAGATGCATCGGCATACAAATACTTACCAACCAGGACCGATGATATAAGCTGATCTCTTGATTCGGTTGCTTCAGTCTTAAGAGCCTGACCGGAATTCAATATGAGAGATACAATTTCTTCTTGGATTGCATTCAACCACTCATGAGTTACAACGGTCCCAGGTGGGCCTGTTTGAAATAGCTTTACACCATCGACCTCATTATAATCTGCGCCTTCAATTCTATGCATAATAAATTATCCTTCTTATACACCAGTGACTGCCCAGTTACCGGTACCATCAAATCTCCATTTATAAACGCTATCAGCTGTAACTGTGCTACCTTCAACATAGCCAATAATGCCAAGGGTGCTATCACTAGTCCCAGGAGTCGTATCAATGCTCCCTGAATTAACCGTCGCGGCCGACTGTAAAAAGACCGGCTTTCCAACATACCCACTCAATCTTGAAAGCCCGCTGTCGTATATTAGGCCTTTTCTCAATACGATTATGCTGGTATTATTTGATGCGTAACTATCTGCCGCGATTCCTCTTGCCGGGTTTGCAGCAGAGTTTGACAGATCTGCCGGAAACCAGCATCCTGACTGAGCATCATAGGCAAGCGGCATCCCAAAGCTTGCACTATAATCGGAATGCAGGACTTGACTATAATCATGCCAGCCTCTTGTAGTCTTATCAGTCGTGATATTTCCAACCGTAGGGCCACGCCAAAAATCACCGGAATTAACGAACTCACTCTGCATCACTGTTACAACAAAATCTCTTAGATCTTGAGCACTGATCTGACCTGTCACATTATCTGCGAATAAGGCCAGAATCGCTGCCCTTGTTCTCTGGGTATCTGCCATCTTTAAACTCCTCTCTCTTCTTTATTTAGATTTGTTTATCAAAGCTGCTATCAAAAGCAGTAAAATCAAAAGCTCCGCCACCATAATAGACATAAAAAGCAGTCGAGAATGCCTTAGTAAATGCACCATTATAATAGGCTGCATCACTATAGATACTATCGAAAGCGCTACTAAATGAACGATCAAAAGCATATAAATAATAGTTATATATTATCCTTGTGTGAGCCGGTTTCAGTCTATCAAGGATGCATCTTATAATACTACTACCAGCTATCCTAAGCAGCCTATCACCGGCCACGCTAACATCAGCTCTAAAATAGATCCAGTCATCAGGAGCTATATTGATTGAAACTTGCCAATAAAATATATTATTCTGGTCACCACATGCTTCTCCGCTCACGCCATTTCCAGACCAGAATGGTTTAAACTCAGTTATATCAATCGTGCCCCATCCAAGCTCTTCAACTAAATCAAGATAGTACTGCTTATTCAAACCGCCAATCTCAATAAGTTTGCCATGCGCCATATTACGACGCTCTTGAATCGTCATTCCTTCTTCAAAGCATTCATCGGGCAAACCGAGATCGTTCTCATGATCTGTTAAAAGCTCAAGTGTCGCCCTTGTATCTCTTTCTACTCTCAGATCATAGGTACGAACATCTATCCTTGACAGCTCCTCTGATTCAGAATGGAGAAGTTGATCGAGAATAGAGCCTTCATCTCTATTCCATGCCTTCCCTTTCGGTAGCAGACCTAATAGGAGATTTTTGTAATCAGACGAGCTTCTTTTTTTCATCGATTAATAATCATTAAAGGTTATCGCCCCAAGAGTATATATCTGATTCTCAGGCACTGTGATATCAGCCGCAGGAGTAGTAAGGCTGTGATACTGTTCACCACTTGCAAGGCTGATGGCTTCACTCAATTTTGATATTCTAATGGTCTCCCCTGGCCCACCATTTCTTAGGAAGAAATCAGTTAACTCAGCCGTAACTGCGTTTTGAACTGTGACTGTATTTGGATAAATATTAATCTCAAAATTCTGAGTAATCTCGGTGATCTCGAAAACAAATAAACCAGGCTCGGCAGTTATCGGACAACCTATCGTCAAGCCAGTAGCAGGGTCTTCATGCTCTACCAAATAAGCACGCACAAGCGCCCTCGTGGCTGCTGATGGAATATAAGGAGTACTATCATCCATCACAAAAGTAACCCCTATAGTGCCTATGCCTTGATACTCAGGAAAAGTCCAAACCCTTGTGACACCAGGATACTCAAGTGCCCATGCCTCATAATCGTACTCGCAACCGCCATGTGGAGGGTTGCGCTTTCTTAAAAGTACTCTATCTCTTAATTCAGCATCAGTCTCTTCATCAGCCCCACCTGTTATACCACCGCTTGCCACAGTCGCCTCAGTATCAATACCAACAATAGGAGATACGAAGATAAGAGTACCTCCAGAATCTTCATTGCCATCTTCGCCAGCGGTTGAAGCGGTTACGGTTAATGTTGCTGTACCACCAGCAACTGTCACATCCTCATCAACCGTATATCTCTGTCCTGTCGATGATTGCAGCTCAGTTCCCGCTGGAATAACTGTACCAGTTGTCCCAGTGGCATCTACTTCACCGGTTGCCGCCACTGCTGCCGTTCTTGATAAACCATATTCGTCAGCTATTGCTTCAAGTCCCTCAGCATCAGCATGGGCGGCGAATAATTGCTCTGATTGATAGTCGAGGTATTCATATAGAAGATGTACCGCGCCAGAATAAACCCTTGCCATAACTCTTAGAACAGATCTTCTCAGGAGAGAGGTTGCATCCTCAATCCTTGTTTCGAAATCTGATTCAATCCTATCGACAATCTCTTGTAATGTGGGCCTTTCAAAGGGCATAATATGAACCTTTAAATTTTAATTTTAACAGCTCTCATTTAGCCTATATTAAACGATCTCTATCTAAGTAATACCTTAGTATTACCCCTAGTTTAAGAACTGAGCAGTCCATTGATCAGTAAAATTAAATGTTTCCTCTTCACCATCTGACTTATAGATCTTAACACTGAAAGCTAACACATCAGAACCAACTACTCCCTGTCGTTCAACTTCAACCTCAACCTTGACTGCAACTCCATCATTTATCAACCATTGCAGTGATTCCTCAATATACAGTTTAGCCCTTGCCAGAGTTTCAGGGGTAGTTTTTGAACGCTCCAAAAGCCAAAGTTTTGAACCAATTTGATCCTGTCCCATGCTGGTAGATTCTGTCGTCAAATCACCCCACCAACCTCTTCGATCTGGATTTTGTGAATCAGGAAGATCGTCCTCACTGCTTGCTCTACGGTCTGAAAAAATACTGATTATTATTGCGGTCTCTAAACCAGCATCACCAGTCAGATCACCTTCTGCATAGAGAAGATCACCTTCAAGAAGTTGCTCATCCCAGCTTATCTGAATATCTTTTGGCATAATTCAGATCCCTCTAACCTTATCAGTACAATGAGAACCAGTTGACATTGTAGAAGTAGGTACGCCTGTATTGCTCGGGCCACTGTCGACCCCGCTATGAACATGGTTATTAAATAATGTAACAAATCTATCATCAACAAATCGTCTCAGGGCAGCTATAGATGTACTGCCAAGAAGGATGTTTGATCCTGCCGTTACCATAAAATCAGTTCCGCAATCAGTTATCTTATCGCCACCAACTGAAATATCACTATCTCCTCCTATATCAACATCCTCATCACCAGATACATCGACATCCAGGTCAGCACATTTTATATTTAATATCCTGCTTCTTTTCAAATGGACTCTAAAAGGAGTCGTATGATCCTCCTCAGTATAAAGAACGACTTCGCCTTGGGTTAAATAATCTGGCCTGTAACGGCGATCATGCACCACTATTACTATCCCATGATCACGATTGCCATTAATGAACCCGGCCAACGCCTCGGCGTTCTCCCAAGGGTAGGTAGAGAAGCCATATTCCTCAAATCTTTCTAAATCAGTTACTATCTCATCAGCCAATAATTTTAGCTGGAGCTTTTGTGTTGTTTCACTATCATTAATGGCTGCAACAATAGCCCTGCCAATCAGTAGAAAAATTTTCCTCTGAATTGGTGCTAAAAATCTTTTTATATCTTGTAATCCAACCAAAATTACTCCCAATCATATTCGCCAAGATTTTCAACCGTGACAGAATCAGGTCCATATAACCTCTTCGGTCCTTCGTAATCAAAACTGCTCTTTTTATCAGCCTCTATCGACGCATCCAACAATTCATAGGTAGTGGGATCAACGACGGTAAGGGTCACCTTCCTTCCTTCATCAGATGACAACCTGTAATCAATATCGCTTATTAGATACTCGCTATCTATTCCAAAATAACTATCCCTAATCCTAACCTTTCCATTCAAAGGCCATGGTTTACCATTGCTTTGTAACCAGCCTTGTAATTCATATCGATAGGCTCGCGATTTACCAAAACGAAGTCTTGATTCCCACCTGGCTCTATTCTCACATTCCTTATTGGTAGTCATTGATTCACTTAGCAGAACCAATGGACGATGGCGGAGAATTATATTATCCTCGGCCGTCCCTTTCGACTGAACTATTGAAGCCAGATCCTTATCATCATTTCCCTTCCCTTGTCCTTTAACAATATATTGATCGTATCTTTCAAGATTAGATAGAACAGCCTCACCTGAAAGGACATTCCAACCTATCTCAATATCATCACTTGCTCGCTCTGCACCACCCGCCCTTGTTAAAGTAAGATGACCATCTCCATAACTGACAGGCAATATGGCTTTCTTAAGACATACTTTTACAATCAGATCAATAACCCTATCGCCTTCATTGCTTTTAAAGGTTGGAACAACATATGCAGCATCGCTTTCAACGTCTTCATCAACGTTGACTATAATATCAAAGTGATCGCAAAGTGACTGAACGATGGAAAGGATTGTCTGCTTTATCCACTCATTTTTATAACCATCATAATAATGGCAGCAGTCAATCAAATCACCCGTTGCATCTCTACCGGCGAAATTCAATGAATGTGATATCGCATCATATCTGACATTCATCTCATCAATATATCCTTTGGCAATCAAAGCTTGATTAACCTCTATACTGCAAGGTTGGCCCAGCTTTATCGGCCAACGATTTGCATCGCCCGGATACTTATCAGATATAAGAAAACCAAATGTAGTCGTCAAATTATTAAGGCTCTTAACAACCTCAATCTCTTTCCAACCTTCATATCTAAGGCCTTCAACAACCAGTACTATTTCACTATCTCTATTAGGCATTCAATATATCTATCGTCTCATTACCTGGGAGAAATCCTGGATGATCCACTTTTGATATTTGATTTCTCTTATATATTTCTGAACCACGATCAAGATCACCATACTTATCATATGCTACTGAGAGTGCGTTTTCGCCATATGAGGAAACATAGTAATCGAGGGCCTGAGCTAAAGTAGCGCCAATCTCAATCATTGACTTAACAAAATCTCTTCTTAACTGCTCAAGAGCATGATAGCTACTATTATCTCCAATCCTTACACCATAATCTTTATAAGGTTCACTCGCCGCCTCATTACCAAGCTTCAACAATTGGCTATCCATTGCATCTGTTATCTTCTCCATGATAGCCTTTAGATCCCTGTAACCTTTATAATCTATTCTAATAGCTATTCTGGTCGCGATGGATATAGCTTGATTACGTGCAAGATTAATAAGGAATATTCTATTAGCAGCCTGGCGAGCTCTGGTTGGAGTCGTAACAGTGATAGGAACTAATGTTCCGCCATAGGGGCTGGTTGAAGTTGTCTGCCCACTATCATCACCAAAAGCATTGCCTGCGATATGCATAAGGGCCTCAACCGCGGAGCTGCCAAGAGCAAGAGGCACAACCTTTGAATCAGGATTAATTCCAGTCGCCCTGATCACATCACTACACTCACCATATATCTTTCCTATAACCCTGCTGCCTTCAAGATTAACTATTCTGATGAACGAACGGACGGCGGTTACGATGGAGCTACCAACTCGGCAGGGATAAAGGAGGTTATCAAGTATCTCATCATCCTGTTCATCAACAATTGCCTTCGCCTCATTCACGCCTGCATCAAGAGTATCCTGAATTGAATTTAAAGTTGATTTGACCATCTTGAAGAGTGATTTTGTATCATTCTCCATACTATCTTTAACCCAATTTGGCTGGTCATCAACTGTATAATCACTCCCAAATGAATCCAAAAAGTAGTTATCAGCATAATCCGCTGCCTCATCCATATTATCTTGAGGCGCGACTTGAGGCCTTGGGTATAGATTCTCCCCTGCGATAACAAAAGACATAGTGAATCGAACCATGCCACCTTCACTGAAGTCTTCTCTTATCGATGACTTACCTACTACATTGACATTTTGAGTGCCAAGAAAGGGATGAATAAGTAGCCCTGGGCCTTTTTCTTTCAGGGCTTTTATAAGATTATTTCTTTCAACAAAATAATTGTAGAGATTCTCTTTCCTCTGAACTATGTAGCCCTCAATGGTGAACCCATCAGCATCCAGACCCATATCCTCAACATATGGCATCTCCCTCAGTGGATATTGGTGCACGACATTCCTGCGGCCAATTGAATATTCATGGCCTGTGACAAAGAATTTAATACCTCTGAAGCTGGCATCAAATAACTGAGTTCTCCATCCGCTTAAAGGTATACTATTAAAGAATTGTTTGAGTGCCATTATGCTCCAGCCCCTGCTAGTACTGTTCTTCCAATATAACCTTCACTCACAACCTTTACTTTCGAATCACCTTTTTTATTCTGAACTTTTTCAATCGTCGCTGTTGATCCTTCCTCCGCCATCACCTTAATTGCTACTTCGGTTTGGTTTAAGCCGCCAGCAGCACCTCGCCCAAATGCCCCCATATCTCTCCCGCCGACAACAGGTGAACCAAAGCCAAGAAATCTTCCAACCTTGCCTGCTGCCCCACTCACAAATCCACCTATATTTTTAAACATATCTTTTAAATCATCCCAATAAGCAATCAATCCAATTACAACGGCAGTCAAGGCAGCTATTCCAGCAGCTATGGCCCCTATGGTTGCAATAACTGGTGCACCTAAACCAGCGATGGCTCCAATTGCAGTAGCAAGAAAACCAAACAATATGATCAGAGGTGGCAATATCGCAGCTAATCCTGCAATGACAGTTATCAAAGTTTTAACCCAAGGAGGAGCCTCGGCAAACTTCCTGAGCAGTTTCGTTATAAGTTTTAGAATTGATTGAACCCATCCACCAAATTCACCTTCAACAAAAGAAATTTGAACAGCTTCCCAAGCTGCTGCTAACTCAGCAAGTGTACCAGGCATACCCTTCATAGCAGCATCAGCAACCCTTGCCGCCGTCCCTGTTTTCTCCATCCTTTTGATAAGATCAGCAAGAGCCACAGCGCCTTGCCCTACCAAGTTACCAATCGCCTCGCCAGCTCGTGGACCAAGTAGAGCAATCATATCCATTGTATCGATTCCTGCTTTTTCTAATTCCGCAATAATCTCAACGATACTTTTTAATTCTCTTCTGCCATCTTTGAAATTCCATATCTGGGGATCACCCAATTTCTTGAGCCCTTTTACGATTTTATTGGTTGGCGCACCTAACTTTACAAGTGAATTTCTTAACCCTGCACCAGCTCTTGATGCCTGGACACCTGCATTACCCAGAAGCCCAAAAGCACCCGCCGCCTCCTCGATACTTAACTTTGTATCAACTAAAATTCGACCAGCATATGAAAACGACTGCCCGATCTGCTCAACACTTACATTTGATGATGTGGCGGCATTAGCAAGGACATCAGTTGCTCTTGACAATTCATCAGTAGCAAGGTTTTGAGATTTCATTATATTGGTAACAATATCGGCGGAAGTCGCTAGCTCTAATTGACCAGCGGCAGCAAGTTTTAAAACTTGCTCAATACCACCTATTATTTCTTCAAACTCCATGCCAGACATAGCCATGAAGTGCATACCTTCTGCTACCTGCTTAGCGGTAAAGACCGTCGTTGCACCAAGTTCTTTTGCCTTATTAGTTAAATCTTCAAAATTCTTTCCTTGTATATTAAGTATAGCGCCAACCACATTCATTGACTTCTGAAAAGCAGCAGCAGTTCTTACCGCCAAACCACCGAATAGAGCAAGAGGAGCAGTAAGACGAAATGACATCATACCACCAACTTGCCGCATCTTTCTACCAGCCACATCCATTGATCGACTAAGGCGCTTTAATCTTGTATCAGTTTTCTCAATAGGGCCAGCAAGATTATCAAAAGCACGGCCAACACGACGAATTGGGCCAGTAGCTTTATCAATCGCTCTAAATACTACACTCAGATCATAGGTTTTTGCGACCATATTCTCGCTCTATTTCTTTTGTGATTTCTTTCGCCCCTTCAACCCAAAAAAGAAGTTCGTCCATATCCATCTCCCATAATTCAGATGGTTGGAAATGATAAAAATGAGCTATCGACCAGACGACTCGGGGCCAGTCTCCTGGTACTGTTCGAAAAAATCAGCTATAACCTCGGATATGTTCGGTAGGTCTTCGAGATCAATTTCATCTGCCTGCTGCTCTGTCAAATTAGAAAGGGCGGCGACAATAGGGATCATCTCAGTAGCAGTCAGCCTAATTTCTTCACCTTGTGATGCAGCGGTCATCACATGCTTAGGCATAGCTCGGAGATGCTTTGCTTTCAGCCTTCCAAAAACAAGCTCGGTAATTTTGAGTCCATCTGGTTTATCCACATTCAAAGGAATAGGATACTTTAATTTAACTATTACTTTTTCTTTTGACATTTTTTACTCTCCCATTTTTATTTATTAATTATTCTTCTACATGCTCTGTCCAATACGGGCCTTGAAACATAACGGAAGTTTCACCATCACCTGCCGTCAATGAAAAGTTTCTCAAGCAAGTAGCACCTTCCATAATATAGACTTTGCCGCCACCTGCGGCTCTAAAGATAACAGTCCCATCTTCTCTGATTTTTGCAAGATCACTCAGTTTAACATCACTTCTATCTGTGATCGTAACCTCGCATTGTGCCATAATTGGACGCTCAACAAATCCATGTGGGCCGGAGTCACCCTGAATTGCCTCAAGCTCAAAGTTTGGTTCACCGGAAATACCGATGCCACTTGCCACCGCACCAGCTTTATTCAGCAAAGACTCACCATTAACTAAAACCTCAACTCTTCCTGTTATTCTTGCCATCTTTTTATTCTCCTTGTTGCAAAATTAAAAAGGTCTACCGTTACAATTCTCATTGTAAGCAGTAGACCTTCTTCGCGTTGTCTCACTCTGCTTTAAAAATCGATTTTAACGGCTCTCATTTAGCCGAGATTAAACGATCTTTTTGAATTAATACTAAGATATTACCTATAGAATAAATTGCACGACACCAGCCAATACCCTAAACTGGTTAATCAAGTCGGCCGGCAGCAATACGTTAACTCTATTTCTATCTGCAATATCTCTCTCGACAACTATATTCTCAATGAAGTTATCAAGATTTTCAATCAAGCCCTGATCCCTCAATAGAGCGAATAATGCAATAGTCTCTTCTTTGACTGTTCTGGGGGTCGCCACCTTGCTGCCAGGTTGAACAGGGAAGGAATCATCAGCTAATTTAAACCTTGGAATAATGAACCGATTTGTCATCCTGGTCTTATACTGATATCTGATTTCACTCAGAGTAGCTAAGGTCTGAATATCAAGATAGCTTGGGTCAGGAAGACCAAGTGCATTTGATTGATAAGTAGTAATGCATCGCTCGATCAGGACGTTGCCTGAAGCATCAGTCACCCAGGTTGCAATACCATCATAAAGCAGGGTATCTCTCTCTGCCCTTGTAAATCTATTTTCTGATGGAGGAGCGAGAATTCCCTTAAGCTTCAAGTAATGGAGAGGCCTGGCAGGATCGTTATTTAGGTTCCACGCTGCGACTGCCCCTAAAGCCGCAGCCCACTCTTCGGGACACGTGGGAGAGTCGTTAAACCCGATTATCGTATTATGAGGGCTGTTGCGTGCATTGCCAAGGGTCGTCAATCCTGCCAGACTGTTCCTTGCCGCCGTAAATCCATGACCTTGCAGATCTTCGAGTGGTTCAAATCTATCTTCCAGCTCATTCTCTATCTCAACCAAGTTGGCTGTCTGTGTGAACGGCTGAATGATATAATGAAACTGATCATTATCAATCACTGCCCACACATCTCCAAGATCGGGGTCGGTGGCTCCGCCTGCAAAAGAAGTATAATAGCTTAGAATCGGATTACCAGAGAAACAGCTTGGGGTTGATTCTCCGGCATAGTAATTATGCCTCACATTGATATAATTACCAACCGTGCCGCTGTTGACTGCACTCAATCCAAGATCACCTTGACTTACCGTAGCAACCACAGGAAGGTTAGAATAGCTGACATTAATCATTGATGCAAGGGCGGAGGCCATCGCTTGCCCGGACATCCCTGAAGTAAAAGTGATCTCAAGTTTGGTACCATTTATCATCAGATACCAGGGAGTAGCGGCGGAGATAATATCAGAATAGATTGCATCTGAAAACTGTATCTCGGCTGATGCTGCGGTGCCAGCCACCCCGCTTCCAATTGCCATTGCATAGAGCTCAGTATTCGGATTGTTATCTTTAAATACATTACACATACGAGCTAGATTGGAACCTGGGCCAAAATAGCCATCAGCGAGATCATCCCTTGATATCGCCATCAGGGTATCGTAAGCGGCCGTTCCTGCGGCGATCTTTTGGCCTATGATCAAAACCTTATGAGGGTTCTGAATAAGCCCCTGCAATGCCCTCGAATTGTCAATTTCGATGTATGCGCCAGGCGTCCGCAGGGAGTCTGGGATATTATTGAATGATATTGCCATTGGTTAATCCTCCACTTTTTTTCTTTTACTGGCGATTGATTTCTGAGATGGTGGCTCGCCAATCTTAACACCGCCATCCTTGATTCTCCTCCGCCAATATCTTCCTTCTCTTCCAATCAGAGGTTTTAATTCTCCTTCTTTTAAGAGAGGGTTCTTTGTCAGCGGATCTCTGACAAGCAATCCTTCATCAGGAATTAGGTATGCAACTTTTACTTTCATATCCTTTAGCCCTTTGTCATTGTGTATATGTATCGAATATTGGAGAGAACCCTTTACCAAATTCACCAGCATTTGGATTCTCGGTAAAATCAATCAATTGTTCCATATCAGGAGCAAAGGCATTTACAGGTAGATTGCCAACTGGAAGGTTAGCGCTCGGCGATAAGACATACTGGGCAAAGATCGTATTAAACCAATCCAAATCCTCAGTATTATCTGCAATACTTTCACCAAGTCTCATCGTAAATTCAAATTCAAATTGATACCAAAGCCAAGCCCTGTTTATTTCTATCACCCTCCCACCACGGTAATAAATTAGGCTCTCTGCTTGGTCCATCTTCCAGCCAAGTATAGCGTTAAATAATTCCTGCCTAAATGAGTACAAGGAATCATAAGCGGTAAGCCCTGTCTTATCTTTCTGAGAGGCGTCATTTTTAATGGCAGCGATGATAGCAAACCGCTCTGTCACAACCTGATTAATATGGTTATCGTATTCATTCGGCGAGCAAGTCTCTCCCAATTGTATTACGAAAGCAACCTCTTCCCTTAGAGTGCCATCAAGAGCCATAGCCAGCTCAGCAGCACCAGCAATCTTATTGCTGAATCTTGTATCTGCCAATCTAAGTTTAAGGACTACTGGGGCAATTTGCATAATTATAAATTTCTATCAAAGGGCTCAGTTACTGCATTAAATCCAACTATTCCTATCCGCTTTATAATATCATCCTGGTGCTCCTCAACCGCAGGCTGCAACCAGGGTCGCGGCTTCATTCTCTTCGTCCCTGTCTCAAGATATTTACCGTATGGTGCGCCACCATATGTACCAATCTCAACCTGCATATATTCAGTGTCATACATTATACTTCTGGCTAATTCGCCGGTGTCTATAGCAGGTGGATTATAAGGGAGGGAAGGACGATGGCGAACTTTCGTCTTACCACTCGTATAATAATAGGATGCCCGTTTGGTATTTCTCATGGATCTAAGAATTGTATTCCTAATGTCATTAGCTCCAATAGTTAATGTCTTTGTTATAGCATCAGGAAATTCATCAACTTGCTTTGCTAAATCTCTCCCTATCTTTGCAAGCTTCTTATTCAGACCTCTAAGCGCCTTGGAATCAATCATAGTGAAAACCCTGTACCACGCTGTTCAATCTCCTCCGCTGATATCTCAAAATACTCCCTTTGCTCTTTATGATCAACAATATCATGAATACGGAAAAGACGACCTTTCACCGTTGTACTCTGCTGCATGAATAAAAAGTAATTAGATTTGATCATTATTAGATCTTCCATCGAATCAAATCCATCACCAAATGAATTCTTAAATTGTTTTCCAAGAGAGGCAATTGCCATCCGCCTTACAATAAACTTATGAGTTGTACCTATCTCTGTCTGAACTCCTCTTACGTATTGGGCATACATTGACTCGCCAGCGGTTACTGGTTTTACACCCATCCAGACAGTTAAAAGGGTATTAAAGCTGAAATCAAACCCACCATCATCATTCGCTTCCTGAACTGGCATACCAACTTGAACTCGCCATTTTAATTTTGGTATCAACCAGGTCATACATCAGTATCTCAACACTCTAAAGAGATCAAGAGCTTTTCTTGCTTCAGGTGGTGGATTGCTGGTATCAATCTGTCTATTCTCATAGACAGAAGCGACCCATAACTTCAGCCCCATCCTTATAGGGCTTGGGACCTTTTGATCAAATGTCCCATATCCTGCATAATACTCAATTAAATAACCACCATGATAACGGGTGGTATTGGTAGGAGCAGTGACACCGTTTTTTATAACAAGCTTACCTGGGACTGATTCAGTAATAGCATAATAGTTGTTTGAGCTATATTCAGTCTCAGTATCATCTTCATCAAGAGTTGCAACTTTGATAATTGACAACAATGGAGGACGCGGAAGATTAATAACCTCATCTGGCCAAAAGTCCATTACCAGTCTGATTTTCTGCTTAATAAAAGCTCGACCAAGATAACTTTCAGCACTCTTCCTGACAACCTCTATAAAATCCTCGATAAGGCTATCTTCATCATTACCATCTATTCTTGCAAACTCTTTGACATCAGCAACAGAGATAGGCTCTATGGAAGGCTCCTCAACAACCTTCCATAGCCTATTGCCATCATCAGGTTCGGGAGCTTTTAAAATGCTCCCACTCTTCAGCAAATCACCCATTTACTTCCTCTTTTTCTTCAGTTCTTTCTTAATGCGGGTGATTTCCTCATCCGAAAGTCCTGAAGCAGGTGCCCTGGCATAGATGCCAATCTTCTTTGCAGTTTCGATGATATCTTTTGACGATACATCCAGTTCCTCTGCCAATTGATATACACGAACAACAAAGGTCTTCTCATCCTCATCTTTATCAACTACTGGCTTTGGTACTGAGGCATTCTCTGGAGCTACATCAACCGCAGCATTCTGTGGGGCGGCTGATACCGCCTTCCTTTTCCTTACCTCGACATGTTCAGCAGCCTTAATATTGATGAAGACATCTGCGAGTTTATCAGGGAGGTCGTATTCATAACCTCCCTGATAGATACAAACACGCATACCGTCTGGGGAGCCTTCTATCGAATAATTCATTTTGACTTTTTTCAAAACGCCTCCTTGATTATTCGTCTATATCGCCAAATTCACCAACGATGGCCCAAACATTATCAAGAGGAGCCACAAGATGGATACCACAATCAGAGGCGACTGACGCATGCATCTCAAATCCACTAATCGCCGTCCCATCAGAGCCAAGCAGAATACAACCAGAACAAGATACATCTATCTGAGTACTGGCTTCTGTAAATGTCCCTAACGAGTCGCCTCTAAGAAAGATCCAGACATCTCGACCTGCCGAGCAGGATGTCAACCAAAATGACGCACTCACAACTGTTGAGTTTGCGTATATGGTTACCATCTTAACATTCTTTGGAAGGTTCTTTGTTGGTAAAACAGTGGCGGCTGCGGCAGGGGTAATTTCAACGGCTGTCTGATTACTGACAAGTAACTGCCTTGCATCTAAGCCAGTAACATCAGCGCCTGCGAATTCTAATACACCAGCCGATTGAACGACAAGTGCATTACCACCCCTCTCGTTATAAACTAAAGTCTGATACGTTTCATCAGGCATTTTATAAATCCTCCTAGCTTTTTATAGGCTTAATGGAGAGCATAATATATCAGCCCTCCATAGCCTACTTCTTTGGCTCATTAAACAAGAACGCTTGCTGGCCAGTTGGCAGGTAAGCCAAGTACTGCAAGAGCATTCAGAGGCACATACGATATATTCGTCGATGCACTGATGACAATCCTGACGTATCTTTCCATCCCCTTGTAGCCAATGACATGAGGATAACTATCGGTTACCATCTGCGCCTGGCTCGTTACCGAGATAGCAATATTGAGGATTTCACCGGAAGCCCCACCTGTCAAGGCGGGAATGCTCAGCGGAAAGCTCGCTCTTGTCAAAGCATCCAGGGCCAACCAGCTTGCCATTGTATAGACTGAATACAAGCGCGGCAAATCAATACCAAACACATCACTTGCAACACAGTCTTGCCATGCATCGATACCAGCCGCTGACTGACTTGCCTTCTCGATATATACATCCATCGGGTCCACGAAACTGGCAAGAGATATGATACTATGCTGAATAACGATAGCACATGTCTCATATCCTTGAGTGTCGATTGTGGCGCTGGTAACAGCCGCAACACTGGGATCTGCATAATGTGGTTCGATAATTTCAAAGAACTTGAAATTACTTCTACCGTCTCTACGTCCACCCATGATTTATTCCTCCTTGGTGTGGTTTATTTTTTATTCAATAATGAGAAGCATCATTTAAAAATGCTTCTCATCAAAGTTTTAATCTATTAGACTGAGATTATACCAAGTTTAATTGCCTGAAAGTTAACGACATCGCCGCCAACTCTCTTCCTGGTATAAAACTCAACAAAGGGCTTCGCGGTATAAGGATCTCTTTGAACCGTGACACCCATACGATCAACGATAACATAAGCCTCTCGCCAATCAGCAAGAGCTACTGAAAGAGCACTTGCAGCGACGGTCGGCATTGTCGTTGACATTCTCACGGGTAGACCCAGAATGGTACTTCCTGCGGGGTCATCGGCCAATCCTGGTTTCCAAATATACTGCCCGTTGCCGTCTTTCAGATACATGGCATCGGCAACGGTCAATCTATTCATCAGCCAGGTTCCTCTGGTCAGAAAGTCTTCAATCAAGCTATACTTGACCGCGATGAAACCATCGGCAGTTAAAGCGGTTGCATTTTGCATCGCCACCTGCTCAACCTGACCATAATTGACACCATCGCCATAAGACTCAAAACCTCTCGGTTGATTGACGCCATCGCCGGTTACAAAAGCAGCCCCTTCCCCTCGCAAGAATCTCGTAGAAACTTTATCAGCCAACCAATTTTCGACGTTGATCCCACTATCTTCCAGTAGGGTCATCGTTGCCCTCGGTTTAGCATAAAGGGTGTGAACTGGAATTCTCTTTTTAAACCATTGGGGAGTAGCGGTTTCACTGGTTGTCTCAGTTTCACCTTCCCAACCGTAACCTGCTTGATCCCAGTCAACCATCCATTCCAATGCTCCGGTTGTGATTGTTTCAAGAGAAGCAAGTTGACGGATTGGATCGGACTCAAACAACCTGGTGATAATACGGTTGCTGGTTGCAGGGGTGACGGTATAGCCACCATCTGGATCGATGCCAACTGAAAGGGCTTTCATGTCTTCGGGACTGAGAAATTTCTCATCCTTGCGGAAGAAGGTTTCAAAAGCCTCCTTATATGCAGAATAAGCATCAACATCAACCTCCATAGATTTCGCCCGGTTCCACGTGGCACCTTTGCCGCTTTTATCACGGACTGCCATCGCATGGATCATAAAAGACTTGGCCTCATTATAGAAGGTAGCGGAAGCTTTTTCTTCATCTCTCTGCTCAGCACCTTTCCTTCTCTTAATGGTGGTCTCGAAGGCATCCAGTCGCTCATTGAATTTCTCAACATCAGACTTCATCTGAGCTTCAGCTTGATCAAAAGCAGCCTGTCTTGTGGTGATATCCTCTGTAAGCTTCGTCAGCTTTTCTTTTGTCAGAGCATCGGCTTCGGTAATATCCTTCCCTTTTACCTGCAAACCGTCAATGATCTTCTTCAGCTCTTCATGACCTTTGCGCAATTCGTCATAGCTATTCTTATGATTCTCACCGAGCTTTTTAATCTCATCTTGAACAGCCTTTACGACTTCTGGCTCCGGTGTTTGCTGACTGCGTCCATCAGATTCTTTGACTTCGTAAGCCATATCAAATTCTCCTTTGTAAAGTATTAACTATTGACTTGTTTCAAAGTTTTTAGAATCTCAAGCATCCCACTTGAATCTTCCTCATCTAAGTGGCTACTTTGATAGCCTGCATTTGCCTGATTTAGAATACGCAGCACCTCTGATAAGCCAGTAGCACCGCTCATCCTTCCCTCATCTGCCTCCCGCAGATAGGGTTTGTAGAGTTTAACCAGAAATTGAGCGAAGCTTCGTGAACAACCAGCATCCCGCAGGCTTCTTTCAAGCTCTCTCTCGGTTCCAGCTTCTTCAAATAGTTTCGGGTTTAATGTTTTCACTGTTTCAATTCTTGCATTTATATTAGCTGGGAATGTTACGATACTTAATTCCCATAAATCAATTTCTTTTAATAGTCGCGTACCTTTTTCTTTGCCGGGCTCGTGATCAACTACATCATAACCAATCGATAGACCAAAGCCAAATGACTTTGATTCAAACCCAAGCTTCATCGTCTCATAGACATCCTTCCCAAGTGATGTCCGCATAGCCAGTTTACCGACAGATCGCAGCCCTCTTGAATCTTCAGCCAGCTCAGTCCATACGCCTGGGATCTGATCTGACTTATGTTGCCATAGCATTGGGATTCCGTTGCCATTCCTGCCACCCTTTGCAAGCGATTTGACATAAGCGCCCTTTGCGACAATATCACCATGAGCATCAGGAAGGCCACCAAATGTCGAACCATATCCTCGAAATATACCATCTTCCTCGATTTCCTTTACTTCGAATGGAAATGCGAGAAAGCTTTTATTCTGCCGGCTATCTTTTTTATTCATATTTGATTCTCCATCACGATTGCCTCTCCCATAAAACAATATCCTTATATAAAATTATAATTTATTTTTTCCAGAAAAAAAAGTAAAAAATTATTCTCTATCTCCCTCAGGATCTTCTGAGTCATCATCTTCTAAAGTAAATTGGATTATTTTCCCATCCTTATCAACAAATTCAATGGAATCTATCCAATTATTGAACTCATCCTCATTATCTAATATCATTTTAAACCGCCTATAAAATCCCACACCATTGGATCAATGTAAGAATTACGTGCCATTGTTGGTGTATTATGAAGAAATCCACTTACTCTTTCAGAGACCTCTTTAATTATTCTTTTCTTCATTCTTTTATCTATTTTCTGTCCAGCATACTTTTTTAATTCATCATAAGCAATCCTTGTGCCATGATACGTTCTAAAATCTTTAATCGTATATTTCTTACCATCTGCTAATTCTTTCAAATATTTATTCAGCTTACTTGCCGTTATATCAGGAAATAATTTTTCCCCAGGTTTAGTATTTATTTTTCTTTCTTTGAGCCATTTTGATAATATATTATCTTTCAATCTATAACTCACAGGGATACCTTCTTTCGCAATAAAATTTAATTTAATTAAGTCGCCTTTTATTTCAATATGCTCATGTCGTAGAGTAGTTAGTCCATATGCTTTTTTCTTAGCTCTAAAATCTCTAGATGATCCTGCTCGAATAGCTGTCTTATTTTCAAGTTCTAATAAATAAGCCCTACCATCACCAGCTTTCATACCCTCTTTAATTTTATCTCTAATACCAACAAGATCATTTTTAAAAGATTTAATACGATTAAATTTTTTCCTTGCAGCCTCTTCAATATGTTCCGCTGAATATCTATATTGCCACCTGCCTGCTTTATCCAAACCTATGGCTTGTATCTTAGATTTTAAATCAGTTGATACTACTACATTTCGCCATGCGGGAGGCAAGCGCATTTTATTTAATCTTTCAAACTCTTCAGTAGATACTTCCTTCCCTTTTAAAAACCATTTTCCTTCATCATTCCTTACATAATCTTCACATGATTGTGGAACCTTCTTAAACTCAATTATAAATACTCCCTTCCATTCTACTAAACAATTATCCATCTTCCCAATTATATTCATCGGTGCATTAGAAGAAGTAATAGGCGGCTCATAAGGCTTAACAGGCTGAGTACTTCTTACGGTATGATAAAGCACAACACAACGGCAATTTACAATATTCCCAGGGCTACCAGAGGGATCACCGGGATAATCCAAAGCCTCTCCAGTCCTTGTAAACTTAGCATCCATCGCAACCCGCTCACCATCTGCCGCCCTGTGCGCTATTCTTGTTCTATCATCAAGAGCTGACATCCACTCCTTTTCCATCTCTATTCTTGTGCTTCTAACGGCTGCTTGAACTGATTTAACACCAGCGGTGTGAGTCTCTGTCCTTGCTATCCTAAGAGCTCTAACAGGATTCGTAACCCTACTATTACTCCTAATCTCTTTCGCTATCTCTTTATGGGATATCCCCTCTCCCATCCCTTTTTGAATAATACCGATAATATTCTTTTTTGTTGTCTTATGAAGACGGCGGATCTTTGAATGCTCTGCTTGATACACCATCCACCGATCCATCTCTCCCCAGAATTCATCCTTTGGGGTTTTAGTGGCGGAAGGCGAAACATCAGCTTCATTAAACCATAAACTTCTCCCTTTTTCTTCTGCAAGTCTATTAAATGTTGACTTCAGGGATATATCCACCGCATCATATACCTTTTTAAGGAATACTTTCGCCACCCGTCGATAGTGATTTTTAAGAGTCTCTACCATCCTTCTATACTCACTATCAACCGCGAGATCGATACCAGTTAGTAAACCCTGCTCAACAAACTTTGCTGCATTAAGATACTGACGACCAAGGATAGGCCTAAGCTCTCTTGCATAGGTATTCTCAAGTGGCTGCATTATTCGAGTCATTTCAAACAGGAAAGCCCTGCGAGCTCTTCTATTTGTAATATTAATCATTCTTCACCAGCCGCCTCAAATGTGCCGCCTCTACTATTACAATGGGATCTTGCTGACGCAGCCGTCCATGAGCCCTTTTTATATCTTAAAGCCTGTACCGACGCCTTACCATCTTTTATTCCGAATATGTAATCTACACATTTATTATCACTTCTTCTATAACAGTTAACTCTATTAAAACTATCAAATTGATCAGGGGGTTTTAAACGACAAGCATGCTCATTCGGATATGGTTTGCCTTCATCTGGCATAGCATCTGGTGGTAATTCTTTAACATCAAACGATTCATCCTTTTTATTACCACCATATGTAAAGCCAAGCATATCATCTATTTCATCATCAGAATATCCCTGCTCAATCAGATTCATTCTAATATTGTCTTCTTCTTCAACTTCCTCTTCTTCACTTTCTTCATCCTCAGCAACTCCAAGAGGGATCATCGTGGCTGGAACCAGGATGACATCACCAGGCTTATCTGTTGGCTCATACTGCTCTAATCCAACCATCTCGCGCTTTTCATTTATAGTCAGAAAGTCACTCCCTTGTGCTCTCTCCCACAGCTTATCCCTCTTATATGAAAGTGCTGGGACGTTATCGAGGATATAATCTGCAAATACATTCTCTTCTTTTTGGAAAAGCCAATTATTCAGCTCACCTTTAAAATAATTCAAATAAAAGAATATAGTAGTTTCCCAAAAATCAGCCCTCGCTTCGCGATAGTTAGCATAGGTACTATCACCAGGGATACCAAGAAGCTGAGGTGGTACTCCATAACCAAGCGCGATCCTTCTTGCCAATTCCCTACCACCCTCTGTGAAATCGAGATCTTTTGGTGCCCAGGCGTACGGTTCAGCCTTTGTCCCGGATTCACCAGTTATAATAATATTCTTCCCAGCATTCTTCGCACCCGTATGCTGTTCACGAAGGTGACGTTCGAGGGCATCAAATCCCTCCTCCCCGAGTGCACCAACAAGGGTAAACACCATCCCAGGACGGCCCTCATTATCAAGTATTGATTTGTTCCATTCAGTAGCTTGATTTGATGAATCTATCTCTCTGGCGGTGGGCTCTGTCACCGATGCTCCCCACCAATCATCAGTCGGGTGGAATGATTTTAATTGCAATACATCACATTGACCTGTAATGTCATCAACCTCCCAATTAGTTTCATTCGAGCCAACCCGATAGGTAAAGCCGGATAGCTTTCCTTCAGATGTATTTATCTTCATCCTATCAGGTCTTAATACATAGAGTTCCTTTGGGATACCTTTATTTTTTCCTGACGATGGGGATACTCTCTCAATAAATGAATTACCACAAATCAACAAATATGAGGTCAACGATAGCATCAGAAATTCAAAACTATCACTTGGATTTGCTCTATGGAATAGATCATTTACAGGATGTTCTAAGAAATATTCTCTGTTATCATCATCGATATTCTTGAATACTTTCCAAGGGACGGAACAGACTGATTTAGCTATCTTATCTATACACTTGAAAGCGATGACATTCTTGAGATAGGATTCCTTTGCAAAGTTTTCATAATCGTTAGGTGTCCATACTGCCCCACCCATACCAACAGAAACCATCCCGGCTGTTCTGCTTTCTTTCCTCTCGCCTCTTTTAAACCAATTAAAAAATCTCATTTTTCTATGACCCCTCATCATATATCATCAGGGAATAGGGTTCGCCTGGCGCAGTCCTTGAATCATTAAATGTAACATGAGCCCAAAAGGTCCACATACCCGATGTTCCAAGAGTTTGTCCTGCTGAAAAATCCTTATAAACGATCCCATTTAGTTCATCACTAACTGTGGCGGCCCATGAACCCTCGACCCCATTTGGATCTTTATATTTTATCACAACCGACTGGGCACCCGAAAGTGTTTGCCCAATATGTGCGATTATTCTCAAATAATCCTGGTTTTTATATACTTTCATAATCCATTCTCTATTTTAACGGTGAACTAAACTCTATATATCTTAAAGTAGTGACTTCAGCACTACTGCTGCTTGAACTACTACTACTTGATTCCGATGATGAGCTTGAACTTGACGACTCAGACGATGAGCTGCTTGATTCAGACGAACTTGATGAACTGCTACTTGATGATTCAGAAGACGATGACGATGATGATGAACTTGAACTTGATGACTCAGACGAACTTGATGAACTACTGCTGCTTGATTCAGACGATGAACTTGACGAACTTGAGGATTCAGATGAGCTTGAACTGCTGCTAGAAGATTCTGAAGACGACGATGATGATTCAGACGAGCTTGAACTACTGCTTGATGATTCTGACGACGAGCTTGACGACCGAGAAGAGGAGCTTGACGACCGAGAAGAGGAGCTTGATGATTCAGACGATGATGATGAATGAGAAGAACTAAGACTTGATGAACTCGATGATTCAGATGAAGATGAAGACGATTCAGATGAAGATGAAGACGATTCAGATGAAGATGAGGATGATTCTGATGACGATGACGAACTACTGCTGCTTGACATTGATGAAGATGAACTTGAACTACTACTACTTGATTCTGATGATGATGATGATCCAGACGATTCAGATGAACTTGATGATTCAGAAGATGATGAACTCGAACTTGATGATTCAGAAGATGATGAACTCGAACTTGATGATTCAGAAGAGGATGAAGAACTTGATGAACTTGATGATTCAGAAGATGATGAACTCGAACTTGATGATTCAGAGGAACTTGAAGAACTTGAGCTTGATGATTCTGATGAACTACTACTCGATGATTCTGAAGAACTTGAGCTGCTACTCGATGATTCAGATGACGATGATGAACTGCTTGATTCTGACGATGATGATAAGCTACTACTTGACGATTTAGATGAAGAAGATGAACTTGATGATGAGGATGAGCTTGTACTTGATGAACTCGATGATTCAGAGGATGAACTCGATGATTCTGATGATGAGCTTGATGATTCCGAAGATGAGCTACTGCTACTACTCGATCCAGATGATTCCGATGAACTACTGCTTGAAGATTGTGACGATGAACTTGATGACAGAGACGAAGATGACGATGAAACAGAGCTCGATGACTCAGATGAGCTTGAGGAATCAGAAGAACTTGAAACACCAGATGATGAGCTTGACTCAGACGAAGAAGATGAACTACTGCTACTTGACTCAGAAGATGACGATGAACTGGATGACTCTGATGAACTCGATGAGCTACTACTACTTGATTCTGATGATGACGATGAACTACTACTTGATGATTCAGACGATGAGCTTGAAGATGAACTACTTGACTCTGATGATGAGCTTGAAGATGAACTGCTTGATTCTGATGAGGATGATGACATCTTTGATGATGCCGAAGACGAACTTGAACTACTGCTACTTGACTGAGAAGAGGAGCTTGAAGAAAGAGAAGATGAACTTGATGACTCTGATGAACTCGATGAGCTACTACTACTTGATTCCGATGAACTTGACGATTCCGATGAAGATGATGAGCTACTGCTTGATGATTCAGATGATGATGATGAACTCGAACTGGATGATTCAGATGAGGAAGACAAACTGCTACTGGACGATTCAGATGAAGAGCTTGAAGACGAACTTGAAGATTCAGACGAACTTGATGAACTACTGCTGCTTGATTCAGACGAACTTGAAGAACTACTGCTTGATGATTCCGAAGATGAAGATGAGCTCGAACTTGATGATTCCGATGAACTTGATGAACTACTACTGGACGATTCTGATGATGATGATGATTCAGAAGATGAGCTACTGTTGGATGATTCGGATGAGCTTGAGCTGCTACTGCTACTTGATTCTGAAGATGACGAAGAACTGCTTGATTCAGACGAACTTGATGATTCTGACAGCGATGATGAGCTTGAAGATTCAGACGATGAGCTTGATGATTCTGACGATGAACTTGATGACTGAGAAGACGAGCTTGACGACCGAGATGAAGAGCTTGAAGCTCTTTCCAATAATAGAGCATCACTATTTGTCTCTAATAGTAAAGAGCCGCTTTCATCCTCTAATAAAAGTTCATCAAGTGCCATCTATTAAAACTCCACAATATATTTAAAGGTAGAAGGAAATTCAATTATCTCCCAATCATCAAAAACTGCTGTCAGACTGCTTGAGCTTGAACTTGCTGAGCTTGAACTGCTACTGCTTGATTCAGACGACTCAGATGAAGATGATGATGAACTACTTGATGATTCAGATGAAGAAGAAGAACTGCTGCTACTACTGGATTCAGAGGATGAACTTGAACTTGAACTTGATGACTCCGACGATGAAGATGATGATGATGAACTACTGCTTGATGATTCAGATGATGAAGATGAAGACGAGCTGCTTGATTCTGACGAAGATGATGATGAACTACTTGATGATTCAGATGAACTTGACGAGCTTGAACTACTCGATTCAGATGATGATGAAGATGAACTACTGCTTGATTCTGACGAAGATGATGATAAACTACTGCTTGATTCAGAGGAAGATGAAGATGAACTACTGCTTGAACCGCTTGATTCAGATGAAGAACTCGAACTTGAACTGGATGACTCAGATGAAGATGATGAACTGGATGATTCCGATGACGAACTAGATGATAAAACAGATGATCTAGATGAAGATGAACTACTGCTTGAACCGCTTGATTCGGATGAAGAACTCGAACTTGAACTGGATGATTCAGATGAAGATGATGAACTGGATGATTCCGATGACGAACTAGATGATAAAACAGATGATCTAGATGATGATGAACTTGAACTTGAACCGCTTGATTCGGATGAAGAACTCGAACTTGAACTGCTTGATTCAGATGAAGATGATGAACTTGAACTAGATGACTCTGATGAAGATGAAGATGAGCTACTACTCGATGATTCTGATGAGCTTGATGAACTCGAACTGGATGATTCAGATGAAGATGATGAACTACTACTTGACGATTCAGATGAAGATGAAGATGAAGAGCTACTCGACGATTCAGACGAAGATGATGAACTACTACTGCTGCTTGATTCAGAAGATGATGACGATTC